GTCTGGAGCCTTCCCGATTCCAGAAAAAGAGACCGCCTATCCCCCTCGACGCGTCTCCGGCTACCCCTCCCCATGGGTCTCCCGCCAGGTCTTCGAGCTGTGGCATACATGGCAGGCGCTTTGCAGGTTGCTCCATTCCAGGCGACCGGCCGGCCAGTCGCGGATGGGAATCTTGTGATCTACCTCGCTGGCCGGGTGACCGGGGCAGTGCGTCCTGAGTTCGCAGACTGGATTCGCAGCCACCTTGGCCGCGCGCAGGCGAAGCCACTGCGTATCATATCCTCGCGACCAGGCGCTGCCGCGAACAGTCTCGACAGTCCGCGCATGCCTGACGCATCGGCCATGCTCGACAAGCTCCGGGCATCCCGGATAAGCACAGGGCCGCTTAGGGAGCGCGGTGTTGCTGGTGGGAAAAATCGACACGACTGACTATTACCGGCCCATGGGAGCCGGGACAAAGAACCGGGACTCGGAACATCGTCGACTGCCGAGGCAGGTATTGCGGCCCGTACCGCTGCCCCGCGAAAAGGGCGATTAGCAGGACGATAACATACTTCGCAGAATAATCACAGGTTTTTGCACGGCGACCTCATCTGACAGTTTTTTGGGTTTGCTTCCCTCACAGCACACGTTTATGCCGGCAAACGCCCAAAGGGGCTGCGTCCAGTCTCCTGAAGGCAGCCCCCGGCTGGCGTGCGTGAATTCGTTACAGAACTTTACTGATCCTCCACCTTGACCAGAGCCTCCAGTGCGTCCTGGGTATCAATCTCACCTTCCCAGTACGAGATGAGTGTAGACCGATTTAACTCAATCCACCCGCGAAGCAAAGTTAACGCCTGGGTTTCCATTTTGCCTTCCAGGACCTTGATCCCTGGGCGAACCCCAACTGTCGCCATATCTCCGGGCACTGCTTTGGCGCTCGATGAGACCTTCACGCGAACATCATGGCGCGCGCCGCCGCGTACTGAAATCCAGACCACGAAAGGTAGCCCCGTGTGTTTCGGGAATAAATTTGCCATCTCGTAAGGAGCCTCTACCGAGCCGATCATTTCACCTCCACTTTTCGCGGTCGCCCGGTCTTGCGCTCGCGGGCTGCTTCTATGTTATGTAAGTATTTTACTTGCATACTTTGTACGCATTTTGCTAACATTAAATGTGAACGTGATCAACCGGCGAACGCTGGTGAGATTCGGGGAAGAATACCCCGCCGCAAAGAACGCTCTCTTTGGTTGGTACAGGCTTACGAAATCTGCGAAGTGGCACAGTTTTCAGCAAGTTCGTGACGCGGTCCCAACCGTCGATCAGGTCGGCAAGGTGCTCATCTTCAATATCGTCGGAGGCGACTACCGCCTGATCGTTCGCGTTTCCTACAACTCGCAACGCCTGTACGTTAAGGCTCTCATGAAGCACAAAGAATATGATCGCAAGGAGTGGATGAAATGGGCATAACGACTCTCGACCCGGTAGCCTACGGCAAGCTGCTTGCCGCGGAGTTGCCAAAAGCAATTGCAAACGACGAAGAATTCGACCGTATGGTCGAGCGCCTGGAAGCCCTGGATTTTTCAGATCGAGCGCTCACGGCCGAGGAGGTGGCGCTTCGCGATCTACTGGCTACTCTCGTTGAAGCGTACGACGATCAGGTTGAGATCCCTGACGTACCTCCCCACAAGATGGTGCAATTTCTCATGGAACAACGCAGCCTGAAACAAGCGGACCTGGTTGCACTGTTAGGTTCGCGCGCTCAGGTGTCGGACCTTGTGAATGGGCGCCGCGGCATCAGCAAGGCGCAAGCCAAGAAGCTGGCAGGTTTCTTTCATACCAGCGTCGAAGCATTTCTCTAGGCTGCGTATGCGCGCATGTACCGTCCAGATACCCTGTACCCAGGGCGGCCACTACGAGCATCGAGTTGAGGCCAGCAGTTCACTGGACGCGGCATCGAAGGCCCTGGCGAAGCACGAAGAATACGCGAGAACGGGGAAGCTGAGTAAACCAAATCCACTTAGGCCATCGGACACCATCGTCGTGTACGCTGAGGGCGCCGCGAATGGGACGTCGTTCCGGGCCGGCGATCCGCAGCACCACGAATATCGTTACACCGTGGCGAGGGTGCGCGAGTGGCGATCGCTCGGGACCAGAAGCTGGGGCCAGTAGTGCCGGTGCCCGAAGCAGCGGCAGGAAGCTAGCCGTTCGATCTGGATCCCAAAGGAACCCGGCCTTAAACCTAACTGTTCGATTCTGACCTGCCCCTGTACATAGCCGGTTGCCGCGTTGGTGAGTTCGATCTCAACGACAGCCTTCGCACGCTTCTTCCTAACCTTGGCCAGGCCGCAATCAATCAGGTGTGCGGCAGCGCCGGCGGATTTGTAGAAGACCGCGGCGCCGCGATACACCGCGACCCGGTGAGCGAATCGGAATTTGAGCATTTAGCCGAAGGTAACATGTAACTCAAGAAATGAGCGCGCAACGTCGGTTGTCGGACCTCCACGCTCATTTGAAGAGTCACGGTCCACGGAATTACTTGAGGGTATCGACTCGCTGCGACTGTCTGGCTCTTGACTGACGCTCCAACTCCGACTTTAAGGAAACCATGATTACGACCGAGACGTCGTGAATCTCTCCGCTCTCACTTGCCATGGCTATCACGGAGTCTCGAACCCACGTGGCTGATCTGAATTGAAATTGGGCTCCGTAGGCATTCTGTCTGGTCTCCACGTCGGTTCCCGTCGGCTCGCCGAATCTCGCCTTCATGTCGCTCAGGACATCAGCGTACCCAACGGCGTGCCGCCATACAGATAGTTGCCCGAGTTTACCGCCTGAGAATATCCCGTAATCCAACGCTACGTCAAAGATGTCGTCATGGACTAAGCCATCACCCAAAGGCACCTTCACGCCGTCTCGACCGGCAAGAGCGTCCGCGTAATCGTTGCACAATGTAACACTCACCTTCGCCTTCCGCGCTTGTTTTTCCGTGGCAACGCCAGCACACCGCGTCAGGTAGTCACTGAGATGCGCCGTGCGACCGACAAATTGCTGAAAGCTTTCGCCGATTACGTGGCCCTTAATTGGCATCGCAGTCTGGGCGGCACAAGTTGCCGCAGCGATGATAAGTAGGCTACCGAGCCCAAGACTTCTAGTTCTTACCGACATCCGGCCCGCTCCGTTTTATCCTTAGCCTTTCCCGCGGCCGTGGTCTGCCACTGCATATTCGTAGGTGAATCCTTACCGCCGCAAGCGAGCGGTTTGACGTGGTCCTTCACGTAGCCCGGGCAGGCGCCGGATGTCTTGCCGGTTGACGGGCAGGGCTGCTCGCGCTGGAACTCTGACTTAGCGGTATTACTCCGGGCGATGCGGCCATTTTCGTTGCGTGCGCAGGAGGTGCATTTATTCGCGGCTGGGTACGCGGCGAGGGTAAGCAGGAGAGATGAGAGTACGAATTTGGTCATTAGGGATTGGTTTACTGATGGATGGCGGGATTGAGGCTCAGTGCTTTTTCTTCTTCTTCGGTGCCCCGAAAGGTTGCGTCTCGCACATCCGTTTGACGTCGCGCGAGATTAATCCAGACGAGGCAGCGAACACCATCTCACCCTTCTTATCGAAAACCGCAAGGTTCTGGTGTTGGGACCAAACAGTCAGGTCTTGCTCGACGCGGATAAAGTAATCGGCGGTGTCCTCTTTGCTCACGACCAATAAAGAGGGGCACTCTTTGTAAACTTGGGCCATCACCGCGGTCGTGAACTTCGATTGCCCGGCCTGGGACATCCCGAAGGCGCTAGCTGTTTGCGAACTAACCGCGCCTGCGTTGAAGCTACTCGCACGCCATGTCTCACTGTCGGAGACGAAGACACGGATTTTCGGCTGATCGTCGGCGAAGGCAAGGAACGTAAACACACCAATTCCGCCGAGTCTCAGGATTTTAAGGATTTTCATAATTCTAATTCTAATTTTATCACGTTATAAATAGCACTATTTCTATGAGGTTCGTGAAATATTAGGGGTGTTTTTTAACTGAATAGTTAAAGTGCTTTTCGGGGTCGAATCCATGCCCCGGCTGGTCATACTGGACACACTATCGAAGCTCGTGAAGATCTGGCGCGGTACCCGCAGATGAATTCCGAATCATCATGGTTCGGTGGGATTGACGGTCTGTCGGTGAGACCACTTCATGAGTTCTGCCACGGTCGTCGTCGACGGCAACGTGCCGGCACAATGTCTCAAGTAATCGGCGAGCAATTCGTCGAGCGCCTTATGCAGCTTGATGTGCCGCTTGCGGTGTTCCTCCGGCGTCATGCGCCTGGTTGGGCCCTTGGCGTTCATGCGCTCTCATCGGATTCCGCCGCCACGTTGTACGGCCTGTAGTTCGGGTTTCCTTCGTTTACCGCGTCGGCCAGCCTGATCCATGCGCGAACCGAACTGCTTCCGGCGCCGTTTTCTTTTGAGGACCAGCCCGCGGCAATTCCCAGAGCGAGGTTGATCGCGCTGTATTGGTCGCTCGTAAGCGTGAGCGTTACAGTGTCGCCGTCGCGCTTCATCATGGCTCGATGACCTCGACCCTCGTCACAGTAATCAAGTCCCGCGCGGATAGCCAGGCAATCGTACTCTCGAAATCGCCTTCATCGTCGGGCGGCTCGAAGACCTGAACCGCCAGGGGCGAGATGGTGCCATCCATCATTTGGGCTGCCGTCAGTAACATATCGGTTAGGCTTTCCCGCAGGTAAGTGAGCGCACCTTCCTGCTCTTTCGGATCTACTTCGAACCACGCGTCGTGATCCACGTAGCGAAAGCGGTGCCGCATCATGATCTGGCCCGTCGCGCGGTTCTGGACAATAAAGGCGCGAAAGAAGGCCTCCCCGCCACGGTCGGTTAAGCGCGCCGCCACCTCGTCATCGAGTATGATCAACGCCAGGAGTTTTTCCTCGTTACTCATCCAGCCAACATTGCCGGGTATTTCCGGGTTCTTCATGCCTTGATCTTCACCTCCTCGACTCTGGAAGCCACTTATCAAATCTCGCGCGGGCATGGTCGAGCGCTTCAATCCCGCCGCGCTCCGTCCGCGCGATCGCAAGCAGATTCGGCAACCCGGTTTCTATTGACTCCATAACCTCGGCCCGCGTTGCCTCTCGTCCGCACGCAATCCACTCCACGGATTCCGGTTCTCCCATTTGGATCAGAGTCCCGTTGTCTACTTTGAAAACTTCGTACTCCCTCGTATGCCAGAGCATGACAACTCCGGGATTTCGTTTTAGGCCGAAACCGGCCGCGTTCCCCGCAATGGCTGCCGTCAGCTGGTCTTCCCTGCGGACCATGCGGGGATTGTTGAGGAACGGGCAGTTCGCAGCGGACCAGGCCGCACATTCCCGATGGCACGGAGGCTCGCTCGATGTCCGGTTGATCCCGCACATCGGCCCGCCCACGAAAGTTACGTGCACACCCAGCCTCGCGCCGCACACCCAGCAGAGCCTTTCCCGGATGGCTCGAAAGAACTTCTTCCGGTCCATCGCGCGAAATTCCGGCTTCCCATCCAGCCAGTCCACAAACCACGGCACCACATAACCCCGATCGTCGACGGGGAGGCCGGCCATCCGTTGAGGCAAGGGCTGCAACTCGGAACGCAGTCCTGGACATTTCGTTATAGGGTTCATACTTTGATCCTCACTTCCCGTGGGGCAACCTCCTTACCCTTGGTGCCACGGATCACCGATGGCTGCCAGACGAGCTGCTTGTACTTGCCGAAGAGTCCGCGGCCTTCGCGGTAGTCTTTGAAGTGCCCCCGGCAGATGTGCATGGCTTTCGCTAGTCCGTTCGCTGCAGCATTGCCCTGCGTCTTCAGGATCTGCTTCAGCGGTTCAATCTCGAGCGTATGAAACGGCGTGGGCCAGATCCCCGTCCGCGCGTGATACTTTTTAGCCAGCGGCGCCGGCGTCTCCTGGTCGACCACCTTCACGTTCTTGCAGTGCAGGAACGACACCGCCAGGAGCGCCGGATGGAGAAGCGTCAGGCATCCCGAGAGCACATCGTTCCACCTGGGGTCCGCGTAGCACTGCATGTGCGGTGTACCAACCAGCGCGCCGTCTTTATCGACCATGAAGAACCACGTACCCGCCGGCCCTTCGATGGGTTTGTTCCGGCAATTATAGTCAGTGAAAATCTCGGCCGCCAAGATCCACTTCACGTTGTCGGGTACATCTTCGCCCTGCCAGGATTCCGCCACCATCCAGAGAACGCCCATCCGCGCGGCGCGGCCGAGATTGGCTGATACGTTTGTATCTCCGTACTTATCGCTATGAATCGTCTGGGGCAGTTTGTGCTCGGTCCAGAACATCTCATACGGTGGCGCCAGGTTCGGGAAGTCGCGCGTCAGGTCCCAGAATTCCTGGCCGGTGCCGCGGAAGTAGTAATCCGCAACGTTATCGATCAGCAGGACGGGAAACTCCTCCGCATAGATCGCCCGGATATGCCGCGCGTGTTGCGACCACTTACCTGCATACTGGTCGGCAATCCACCAGGGCATCCCGAGCCGGTCGGCTGCGCGCACGTCGTCAATCAAGCGCGCCATCTGCTTAACCGCCCCACACAATTGCGCGCAGCTTCATAGCACCATCCGTAGGGGATATGCCAGGATGCCGGCGTCGCGCGGCTTGGCCTGCTCGACCAGGTCCAGGTCAAATTCGCGGTGGTCGAACTCTTCGCCCTCGCGCACCGCGATCCGCGTAATGAACGCGTGACACGGAACGCCGCCGAGCGTATGTCCTTCCCAGATCCGCGCGGGAACATCGACGCCATCCACAACCATCCGAATCACTTGCGACGTGCTTTCCAGAACAATCTTCATGTGTCTTCGATCCTTTCTTTGCAACCTTGCTTTTAAGCAGTCTTACGTTCCGTCAATTCGAGTAATTATATAACCTCATTCCGCGGTGCCCAGTGGAATCTCGACCAGAACCATCGCGCCCGCTGTCCGCGCGATCACATCGCAGATCCGTTTGGGTGAGCGTTCGACCGTCACACGCTGGCGGTCATCAACCAACAGGTACATGTGGCGGCCATCGATCCGGATACCGTCCCGGCGAAGCCGCCCCAGAATCAGGCGGCATTTCTGTAGCGAGATTTTCTTTTGGCGAAGGGCCGCAATCAGACGAACTTCGGCCAGCTCGCGCGGACCGTAAATCCTTCTGCCGTGCGCGAGCGCAGGACACACCAGGTTTCTCTCATCCCACCACTGCAGTTGGCGCAGGGTGATTCCGGCAGACTGGCTGACGGCGTTGCTGCTCCATCCCTCGAGCGTTGCGCCCTGCATGCCGCTATTCCTCACTCGCAGCAGCAAGAGTTACTTCTCTACATCGGCACGCTTTGGCGGCCGTCGTCTTGTCGGCGCGCTCGATGATCTGCCAACCGGTTCCATTGCAGTGCGGACAATTCTTACTGCTCGGTAATGGTGCGCTGGTCGTCGCCGTATTCTTGACCGGATGAAAGTAGTGGTAGATCTGGGCCGGCATTGGCGCCTGGATCTCGTCCTGTAGCCACCTTGTCACGAATACGCGTGCCGCTCCTACAGAGGGCGCAGTCTCCAGCATGTCCACCAGAATTTCTTGCGCTTCTTCAGCGTCGGGATAGTGCGGTAAAAAGCGCAATCGCCGGACTTGCTCAAGTGCGGTTTGGCGGGCAATCATTTCATCACCTCGCCTGGGTAAAAGATTCCTTTGGCGTGCCGTTCCGCATCGGCCTTGATGGCGCGCTGCTCACTCAACGACGAAATACGCTCTAGCCGTTCCGCCTTGGGCTCGAAGGCGCGCCGTGCCGGCGTCCGTATAACCGGCGCCACGATCCACTCGCCTTCCTTGACCCAGCGCCAGAGCTGCGGGATAAACGCGCCGGCTTCCAGCGTGGCCCAGTACTCGCGCCATTGCTGATGCCGTGATCGGAGCGTCGCCACCAGTTTGGCTGCCTGCTGCCAGTTCTCGTGGAGTAGCCGGTCGATTTCTTCCAGTGCGGCCAGTGCCTTACCCGGTTGTGGGTGTACGGCAACTAACTCCTGCCAGAGCGCTTCACTGTAGCGCGATCGCAGCGGACGCCGTGCCGCGTTCAGACGAGCCGGCATTTGGTCTTCATCAAGAGATTTATCCACAACCAGAGCGGGGGTCGCCGGCGCCTGTCTTGGCTCCGCATGGTGTACGCTCCGGTCGGCGGCAAGCCCCTCGTTGTTAGATAAGTAGGTTCTATCAGTAGGTTCAGTTAATAAGGAGACGGGCGGGTCCAGAGTTCCATTTTGATACTCTGCAGAGTTCCATTTTGACACTCTGGGACTTGGGTTCTGTTCGCCTTCTCTTTGCTCTGCGGGCGGGCTCGCGCCGGGGGCCTTTTCCACAGGCTTGGAAAACTTGATCCTCGCTTGAGCCAGCATTTTGGCCCACATCTCCCGGGCGGCAATGATGTACTGATTAACCCGTTGTGTGTGTCTGATGATGACGAGGCCCCATTGCTGAAGTTCGCGCAGGGCCCGAAGGACGGTGCTACGGCTCAACGATAAATCGGTAGCTAACCGGATTATCCGCGGGTTGCATTGGCCGGTGATCCGGTTCTTGTAGTCATCCAGAAGGGCCAGAAGGTGTTTCGCGTTGTTTGATAGACAAGGATCCGCCTCGAGAAACTTTGGCAGAACGATAGATGGTTGAGTTATTGTGGTCATAGATGTGTTCATAGAAACCCTTTCTGAACAAGGCTTTTTAGTAGGAGCTTTCTTCAATCAGTGAAATGAACCGCTCACGGAATGGACCCCATGGGCGGTTTTCTTTTTAGGGGCTGCGCTCGTGGCGCGTCAGCCAGTCCTGCAGCTCTTGGGAAGACGTCACCACGGCGACGCGCAACCGGTAGCCCAGGGTTAGTTGCTGGATCTTGACGATCTGCTCGGCGGACAGAACGCCACCCGATTGACGTTTCACTTCCAGTAGGAATCCCGGATACTTCGCGTGAATGACGATGTAATCCGGCAGGCCCTTCTCACCGATGACGATCCAGCGCCCGTCAATTGTCCGGAATCGGCCGACATGTTGGCGGCTGATCCAGTAGCCGCGGAGTCGCAGCAGATCCAGGCAGGCGCGTTCAACATCGTTTTCGGCCAGCGGTAAAGGCGCCGTCAATCGGAATGTCTTCGGAATTGTCACAGGGGAGACTCCTCAAGTACCGATAGGCCGCCACGAATTGCGGGATCCTGTTCCGGAAAGTCTCTCGGTTCCAGCCGGTTGAATTCGGCGATCCACGCCTCGATGCTCATGCCCGAGTTCATGGTTTGTTTCAGGAAGCGTATCCCCATGCGCAGGTATTCGACCTGTTGGGAGAGAGTCTCTATTTCTTCGTGGAGATCGGTTACGATTTGTTCTTCTTCAATGGTCATAGGCGTTAACGAATGCGATCTCCGCGCTCGAAGCCGGCGCACTCCCATGCATAGCTATTCGACCGGTGTTGATCTACTGCGCGGAAGATCATGCAATCTCCGCGGAGTAAGCCGTCAATGGACGGTCTGGTTCCCCATCAGCGCGTGGCCCGTTGCGTGACGCCAGACGATAGAACCGCAAGGCTTCGTCCAGGGTTTTGAACTGCCGCGCTTGGTCCCGGGCTTCCGTTACGATGAGGTGGACGAACTCGCCGCCTTCATCCGGCCGCGGAGTCGGATCATAGTCCACCAGGTACTTGCCGTTATACTCGGTGGGCTCTCCGTCAACCCGGTCAATGAGCTTAATCGTGAACATCTACACCATCCTTTCGAGCAGCCAGTGCAGCCTGAATTGCTCGTTCTAGTCCGCAATTGCATTCAGTTATTTCGTACCGGCAACCTTCGCGATGCTGCATCCAATCGACTGCGACATCCACTAGCCGCAGGACCAGCGGGATGTCATGATCGACCATTGCGCAAGCTGTTTTCCATCCATCGCGTGGATCTTCCAGTGCTGCCTTGCGCCGTGCGTTTATCTCCGCGAGGGTTGCGGCTAGGGTGGTCACTCGGTGGCCTCCCTGAGATCGTCCTCGGACAACTCGTCTGGATCGTCATCAGAACTCCAATCTGCGATGTTCAGAAAGTCGTCCCCCTCGAATTGCCATTGGTTAACTGGGTCATTCCGCAACGATTGCAGCGCCTCTTCTTTGCTCTCGGCCAAGAGTTTTACTGTGACCATGGCCGTAGCCTGAATCCGCATGTCTACAAAAAAGGTTTTCATTTCCCCTCACTTTTATCCGCGCTCACTTGAGCGGCCGGCGCGACGCGCTCCCCGCCAAGTTTCATCTGGCCCCAGTCGTAGTGGAACTCCTTGCCGCACTCGAGACAGACCACATAGTGGCCGCTTCGGTCAGAGCACATCATGGGAAAGGTAAAGCGAGGGTGGCGGCAGCAGAATTGCCGCAGAAGCTGGAGGATGATGCTCATCGAGCCTCCAGGAATGGTTCGGGTGCCGCAGCAAAAAAAACGGACCGCGGCTTTCTTTCTCCGCGGTCCGCGACGAAGTGATCCCCCAGTGATCCCCTAGTCGTTTTTAAGTTGTCTGTAAACTGCTGAAAAATTAGTGCGTTACCGACCCATGCGGATCGTTGCAGATTGACAGTATAGCATGTAATGACTTTGTAAGCTGTTGATTCTATAGCGGTGCAGATACGGTGAAAAACGGTGAAATACGGTGTTTCGGGGTTACTTGATCCCCTAGTTGATCCCCTTGTTTTTGGCGCACGAAATGATGCGCCAGAGGTCACTGGATGGACACCGCCGTTCCGATCCGTGCAGCGACATCAGCGGGAAATGCGATGCGGCCGCGGAGCAGGCTTTCGAGGTGGGTCATCTGTGAAATGGTAAGCGAATCGACGGGCTGCATGTAGACTCTTGCTGTCATGTCCGGCTTCGAGTGGCCGAGCTGCGCCTGCACTGCTTTGAGGTCAAGGCCGACGAATTGAGAGATCGTCGCAAAGGATCGGCGCAGCATCTGGAAGTCAACGTCCTGAACCGGAATTTTAGCGCGTACCGCGGCCGGTCGTAGGATGCCCCGCACGATATTGGAATAGATTGCCGGTCGGCCAGTGCTGCCGCGGAACAGAACATCCTTCGGGCCAATCCCTTCGGCTGTGATCCAGGCATGCACCTCGGACGCGAGCTCCGGCGGAAGGTGAATGAATCGAGAGGCCCCGGTCTTCGTGCTCTTGACGTTTCTCCAGCGATCGAAGGCCTTGTTGATGTGGATCCAGGTCGGACCGACATCCGCCACCGTGACGGCCATCAATTCGGCCGGCCGGGTGGCGCCGAGGATCGAAACCCAGACGATCAGACGATCCCGGATGCTCAGTTCGTTGAGTAAGGCCGGAAGATACTGCGGCGGGAAAACACTCTTATCCGGCTTGATCGCCTGCTTGGGAACTTTGAGCCGAACCGTCACAGAACGCGCCGGATTGCGTGTCGTCATTCCCCGTTCCAGAGCGAGATCGAACACGGCTCGAAGGTTCGTTAAGACATGCGTGGCATACGACGTACTGATGCCCTTCTTGATCACCTTCTTTTTTCGAACATCCTGCCGGTGAGCTAGCGATCCCATGAACCGCTTGAGATCCTCCGGCATGATTGAATCGACCTCACGCTGACCCAGCGCGGGAATGATCGAATTATTGAAGATCGACCGGGTATTACGGCGCGTGCCTTCTTCCCAGTCGACTTCCCGCATGGTCAGGTAATCCTCACAAAGATCTGCTACCTTTGCTCGTCCTGTGGTGGCCACAGCCTGGCCGGCCTGGCGGCGCAGCCATGCAACGTGCAGGTCTTCCGCCTGGCCCTTGGTTAGTGCGGCCTTGGTCCCCAGGATGCGCTTGCGGCGCAGCCGGCGTTTGGTCCCGTCCGGTCCGACCTCGTGCACATACCAGAGGCCCATCCATTTCTTTTCGCGTTTGCCGACCAGTTCGACCCATCCGTTCTGGTGGCTCTCCCGGTGGCGGTGTGCGGCGCAATATGCGGCAAGGTCCAGCTGTGTTTGTCCGTCCCTCATGACTTCGCCGTCCTCGCTTTGCGTGCTGCTGCCTTTGTCGCCGTCTTGCGCGGTCGTCCCACCTTGCCGATGACCACCGCTTTCAGATCTTTTTCACTGATCATATGGAAGACTCCGAAGCGGGACGTCTTCAGACGGCCGTCCCGGATCAGCCCGTAAATCCGCATGGTCGATACACCGAGGCGTTTGGCCGCGTCGCCTACCGTAAGAGGTGCGCTCATGCGCGCCGCCCCTTAGCCGCTTCCAACTTGCGTAGCCGGGTCTTTACTTCGCTCAGTTCGCGCGCCCGTATCGCGTCAAGCGCTTCTAGCCTGGTCATCTGTTTGGTGAGCGCGGAGATCGACGCCGTACCGGCTACGATCATTTTCGAATGGCGCTCGACTACGCTCTCGATACGACTCAAGCCGTCCCGCAACTCTTCGCGCACCTCCTGGCGGAATCCGCCCATTTCGCGGTTAAAGCTGTCCGCCAGGTTTTGGATCAGCGTTTCTATGTGATTTCCCGATTGCATGTTCCTGTTTAGTCCCTTTTTGTTTCAGGCGATTGCACTACTTCGGATAATTGTATAACAGAACATAGGATTTCACTGGATCGGAACGCCTTTCGCCATCGCTCTATGGCAACGTTCCAGAAAGGCCTCGATGTCGGATTCGCGGAAACGGACCGATTTGCCGAGCTTTAGCGACGGAAGGACCGGCCGATATCGGCCTTCAGCATGATCCATGACCCACGCTACTGAGACGTTGAGCATTTCCGCTACCTGTCGCGCATTGAGCAGCGCCGCGGTTGGTTTAGTCATTAGACTGGCTTCCCTTCAAGGCAGAACTGGCAGCCAGGCGGATGCGTAATTCCGCCCGCGCATAGACCAGGCGCGATTTGACGGCTGTCTCATTAATCCCCAATGCTGCAGCAACTTTACGGCGGGGCAATTCCTGGAGGTACCTCAGCGATATCACCCCACGCAGCAACGGCGGGATCCGCTTCACTTCCGACCTGAGAAGTTGATTGAATTCTAAACAGGCAAATATGCGTTCAGGATCATCGTCCCCGGACCGCAGTTGAACCGGTACGCGTTCGTGAGCCAAATCCGCGGCGTCTAGAAAGACGAAGCGCCGCTCTCGATGCCGCAAACGCATCAACATCCGGCACTCATTCACAACAATTCGCCCCAGCCACTTCCCGAAACCTGCCTCATCCTGGCTCTGTAACTGATCCAAATGCTGGTAAGCCCTTAAGATGGCATTCTGCGCCTGATCCTTTGCCTCGTCGCGGTCGCGCAGAACATGAGAGGCTATGCCCACACAGTTCCCCCAATGCCGCTCAACGAGCATGCCAAATGCCTTGTCGTCGCCTTTCCGCGCCAGGTCCACAAGTTGCAAATCTGAATAATTCGTTGGCTTGGTCATCACACTGGCTTCCCTTCGGGCGTTCCGCCGAAACACTCGAGACACACGATCACGAGCCCCCGCCGATGCTGCGCCAATAGCCGCTGGCTCGACGGCGACAGCACGATCGGTGCCTCGCACCGCTGGCAGCGGTCCGTCACCGTGCTTCCGGCTGCTAGCGGCACCCTCGTATCAAGATCGGCCACGCGCATCGAGACGAGCACAACGGGTTCGTCGATCATCCCTGCTCCTTCGTGAGTGCGGTCGCGAGAGTGATGCCGGTCGCCGGTGGATTCATATCGACGACGATGCCGTCGACGGTCACGATCCCACGCGCCTTGTTCGCGCGGTCGGCAGCGCGCACCGCCTGCCGGTGTAGTTCGGTCAGCACGCGCAGCGCGGCTTCCTGATCGCCCAGCGGCCAGTCCGCAAAAAGGTCAAACCACTCCGATTCGAGACTCTTGCTACGGCGCCGGCTCATTGCTGCCTGCCTGGCGGCAAGCCAAGAGTCTGCCGGCCGGCTTCGAGCGCGGCGAACATGGTCTTACCGGGCGCGTATTCGATATAGGGCATGAACACTTCCACCGCCTGGACCATGCCAGTTTCGATCATGGCGAGCTGCGCCTGCGTCCAGCGGAGTAACTGCCGCCATGCGACGCGCTCGGCCTTCTCGCGTAACCGGATCTTCTCCTTAGAGTCGACATAAGTGTTGCGCCGCTTCAGCAGGATCTGATAGACGGGCTCGACGCGCGTCGGCATGACAAACAGAACGTCGCGGCCGTTCATGCGCATCGACCAGCGCAGGCCGGTGACTTTGCCGCTCTCATAGTCGGTGGCGATCTGCGTGGCGCCGGCAGCGATCAGACACGCAGAGACTTCCGCGGCCGTACGCGTGGGACTGATCTCGGTCGATTCCATGAAGAGGGTTTTTGTGGGCATAAAGGATGACGCATGAGGGGCCGGGGTTTTGTACCCCGGCCCGTTGCCTGTTTAAGCTGCCTTTGAACTCGACATCCTGTAATACCGAGACCAGATCTTCTTGGCCTCACGACGAAAGTGCTCTTGCCGGTAAATCTTCTTCTGAGTCCAGTCTTTTAACTTACTGGACAACTCGCGCGTATCGTCGTTTGGGTCTGGATTACTCTCATTCAGGACTTCATCCCAGAAGCGTAATGCTATTTCCGGATTCGTCGACCAATCAGCAAAAATCTCCGCAACCAAGCCGGGTTTCCCGACCATCCACGCATGTCTGGCGGGCTTCCGCTCATTATCTTGGTGTAGGCTGCTGATCGCATCCAGCCAGACAGCGAACTCACGATTTAAACTCTCGTGAAAGTATGATCCGTGAGCACGCGATCCAAACTTATGGACGACCTGATTCTTATCTGTCTCGGGGAGGTCGCGGCGATAGAAATCAATTCCATTTGCAACCTTGAACAGAAAACTGCGGCTAATATTCACCAGTTCTTCGTATCCGGCGACGTCCACACCGATTTTGTCGGTATTGCTTCTGGCGGACCTTGGATTATCAAAGAGGTCGAACAACACTGGCGCTTCCTCCATCGATGACATGGAGTATCGGTTGATGGTCACTCCCATGTCTTCTGGGAAGACGCTGACATCACAACCGGCGAGGGCGGTCGATGTATGCTGCCCGTCGGCCCGCCATTCCCCTTCTTCATCTTCGACGGTAACCGTGGACCACGATGGTGAGTTAAAGGTGCGCTCCTTCAGCCGGGCGTTGAAGAACGCTAGCCGCGAGTCTTTAAGTAGGCGTTCTCCCGGAAGTGGCCTCATCGATGCGAATTTCTGGGCAAGTTCCTGTGTGAGGGGGACAAGTTCCGAACTGAGTTTCTTTACCATGACTTTCTTCCTGTCTCGCGCATTCGCGCGGTGTAAAGGCGTCTTCCTGCGCATTGGCGGATTGGCCTGGGTTGATGGTGTCAAGTTGCGCCTCGATCCAATCGATCAATTGGCACAGCTCAAGTTTGATTACGCTTTCGGGCGTCCACCTCTTATGAGCTTTGGCCCTTCTATAGTTCGCCTCCTCTCTGCGCCGCTTAATCTCGGCGCGCAGGGTTTTATAGAAACCTGCTCGTGACTGTCCACCAGGGCTGGCATCCGGTGAGTACCAATCGCAAAGGTCGCGAAGTTTCCTGTCGATCATGAAGCGATACCTACCGTTGCCGTGATATTGGATGTGTAGCCAAGGAATAGCTCCAACGCGACCCAAGAACGTTCCGGTGACCTGGACCGGTCCGCCGCCTGCCGCCAATTCGTCCACGGTCTGAATGAGTTGCTGTGTGCTCCGGTATCGCTGCGTGTAGCTGCTCTTGGCCTTGGCTTCTTCTGTCAATGAACTGCCGCGCTTTCTGCCCATAAGACCCTCCAAGGGAAGGCGGCAAGCCCTGGCGGCCTGCCGCCGGCTTCCTACTTCTTATTTGTGATGCGTAACTTCCGGAGGGGGAGCCGGAAGCGGAACCCAGACCCAAAGCCAGCCACTAATCTGCGGAAAGTAGGCCAGCGCCCAAAAACCCATGTCCGTGCCACCCGGCTCGTCGGGCGGTTTGTTGATGGGGTTCTCGACCGAACCGGTCTCCCCGCCGGGAGGCGGTCCCGGAGGCACCGGCCAGACGTTCGGCGGGATGGGATGCTCGACGTGCGGCGGCGGCAGGATCACCCCGCCCGCTGGCGGATTCGGCCACACGCTGGGAGGAATGGGATGCGAGACGGAAGGCGGCGGCCCGCCGGGCGCTATGGGGTGCGTGGGGAAGCCGGGACCCTGCGACGGCCCAGGCGGATAGTAGATCGGATGCGTGGGCACCCCAGGGCTGGGCCAGATACCGACGCCAGGAGGATTGGGCCACACGTTCGGCGGAATGGGGTGCGACGGATACGCCGGGGGCCCGCCCGGCGCTATCGGATGGGCGGGGTATCCCGGTCCAGGCCATACACCAGGCGGCGGCCCTCCCGGCGCAATAGGGTGCGCCGGATAGCCGGGTGATGGCCAGACACCGGGCGGGAAGTAAATCGGGTGCGTGGGTGCGCCCACACTTCCCGGCGGAATCTCAATGGGATGTGCAGGCTGCGTCGCGGGGACCAGCCAGACAAGCATAGGTGATGTCATTCGTTTATTGCTCCTTTTTGGTTGTTACTAAAGTAAGCGACCTTACTCTCCTGCAGTGTGCTACTGCTTTGTGTCAGGTTCATTTCGGCCAGCCGGATTACGGCGTTGAAAATCTTCTGCGTCCGCGCCTTCATGCGGTCGTCGCGGGCAGTGTCGGCGGCCAGCGTCGCATACGCGATGGCGACCACTAATTCGGTGTAATCGTTGCCATCCAGCTTCAGGGTGACGGTCATACGTCCGGCTTCGCCACGGTGAGAAAATCTTCGATGGTTCCCTGGATCTCGGCCGCCAATTGATGAACAGCCTGCGGGTCTATCACGCCGGCATCGTCGCAGAAGTATTCGGCCAGCTCGTAGCATTTGGAATCGAATGTCTCAGTGCCCACGTCAGTTCACTCCCTTCGCGCGCCCTTTCTTGCGGGGCTGCGACTCCTCATCCTCTGCGGGGGGCATATCTTCGAACCGGAAAGCCTCCTGCATCTCTTCCGCAGTCATTGACTCCTCGCGGATCGCGTCGCCCGTGTCCAGCCGGATGATGCTCTTGATCCCGCGCCGCGGCGTGTCCATGGCCGTCCGGCATTCCGTATCGCGCATTTCGTAACCCTGGTTGATTTTGTCGGTCAGGGAAGCCACCCGGCCATTGGCTTCAGTGATCTGCGAACCTAGTGCGGCAGAGACTTCCTTCTTCTGTTCACGCAGCGTGAAGACCGTCTGCGCTTCGCGCGCCAGACTTTCGCCCAGAATGCGGATCTCTTCCAATGTGAAGTTATAGCGGACGGCTTCCACCTGCCGGGGCTTCGGTTCCGGCTTGCTGCTGCTCATGGCTTGTCCGGATGTCCTCCAGTCCGTAGAATTTCGACAACGTGTTCATAATCGACGCAACGGATGTCGTGGACAGAATCGACGGCATAGTCCTTCTTCAGAAAGGCGAGCAACTCTCTCTCGCGCCAGCCGGATTCTTCGGCGATCTGTTCGAGCCGCCGCGCCTGTAGGTCCGAAATCAAGATGACGCCGCCGGGCTTCGCCGGATTCTCCGGCGCCGGCTTTCCGCCTTCCTCCCCGGCCCTGGGCTCGACGGTCGAACCCGGGACTTCATCCATCGGAACGGGATTCAGCTCCTTCGGAAGATCCGTATAGGTCTGCGCCATGCCGGCGTCCGCCTGGTCCGAGAGGCTCATGGCCACGCGTAACTGATACGACTTCGGCGCCAGCTTCAAAGCCTGAATCAGTGGCGTCTTGCGGTACATCCAGTCTGGCGAATCTTTCCACGGACCCTGCAGAATCTTTTGGCCATCGCCGTCAAGAACGAACTTGCCGCGGTCCTTCTTGTAAGCGCCCTGGGAGTATTGATCGCGGTGGGCTTCGATCTCCGAGACCGACATGAATTCGAAGTTCCGGCCGCCGTCCTTGAGAACGTACCCGCCCCAATACCCGTAGATCGCCCCGCGATCGACGCGCGGATCCCACCGGTGAAACCAGAAGGTCTCGCTGCCCTTCTGGAAGTTGAACTCATCGTTGTCATGTACCGGCTGCGCGTCGATCAGATTGTATTCGCCGCTGTTGCGGGCCAGCTTCACAATGCCTTTGTAGCCGGCCTGCATCTGGCATTCGTAACCGCCAATCTTCGAGTTGTAGTACGGGATCAGAAAGGCTTCCCCGCTCATGCCGTCCGGTTCCAGTCCCAGAATCGACGCTTGTACCAGAGCGCCGCAGATGGATGTCGCAGAGCATTTGGCGAGCAGCGGCGTGCGGCCAAAGGCGGTTAGCGCAAGACGGATCATGCGCTCGGCGCTGATATGTTTCGGCAGCGCCATGGCGATCTGGTCTTTGTACTTTTCCAGCAGATGCCGCAGATCGTTGATGGATGTCTCTGGCGGTCCCGTTGCCGGGCGTACTTCCTTACTCGTTGTCGTTGCCATGGTTCTCCTACCTGGCGCTCCTGGAATTCACGCCTTTCGTCTTGATCATTTTCCAGCCGGGAATATTGAACCCCTCGCGCATCGTCCGCGCCATGGCGTCGAGCGCGCTCTGCCGCGGTTCCGCCAGCGAAACCGGAATACGGCCGTCCCCGATCGCCCGGTAGAATTCGCGCAGGTTGACAGCCTCGGCCCGGTAAATGTCCCGCGCACCTGGCACTACCATCGACGGCCCCAAAGCGGCCGGCGGCAGAGTGAAGGCCGGCCGCGGCGAATCCAGAATGGCCTGGATCTGCTCCACGGCATCGGGCTCGCCGGCGGCTTCGACGGCGACAATTTCCCGCTCGATGCGCAGAGCCTCGGCTTCCGCGGCTTCCCGCTCGATCCGCAGCCGCTCGGTGCGTTCGCGGTCCTCGACGATCAGCGCCCACCGTCCCAGTTCATTGCGGAGATGCTGCTTGGCGGCAGGTAATCCACCCACGGCTTTCTTCTTCGTCGCGATCGCGACTTGATGCGCCCGGTATGCAGCGGAGATCATCGGGTCGAATAGTTCGTCACCCTCGCGGATCAACGGATTGATAACGTCATTCAGGTAGTGGTCGGCAGCGACGGCATCCGCATCGTTTTGAATGGCGAAGGCCAGGGCCCATGCGCAGGTGGATAACGCCCGGGTTTCGATTTTGGATACGTCTGCCTTTTGGTCATCAAGCGTCGCCATCACATAGACTCCTGCAGGTGGATCAGGTGGTTAAGAACCATGCGTAACTCCTGAAGGTTCAGGGAGTCCAGATAGTCCCGGTCGAGGTGCAGCTTGCCGGTCCCCTCGCACCGGGGGCAGCAATGATCGTCAAAGATCCAGCCGGTTCCCGCGCACTGGTCGCAGTCCAGCGGAAGAGTACCGGCGATCTCGAGGCATTGAGCGTGAACCGAGAGCAGTTCCACGGCGGCAACGTGAAGCGGATCCGCGAACACCAGCGGCCCCGCGGACAGCACGGAATAGGCTTCGGCCACGTTCTGTGGTTTGAGCAATACAGCCGCCGGGCTCGTCATGCCGCCCTCCGCGTTTCTTCGAGAGCACGCACGAAGGTTTCCAGATCCTGCCGCAGCGTTTCGGCCAGAAACCATTCCATCCGGTAGGTCCCGTCGTGATTCAGCTTGACCGCGGCCCGGTGACGGACGCCCAGGGCATGCGCATAAGCCGCGAGCTGATACCGAACCGCGCTCATGATGCCGGTCTTCCAGTCGAAGACGACCAGTACCTTCTTGCGCCGCGGAAAGCTGTACCACGCCAGCACATCGGGTGTGCCGCAGAAATCGAATTCCGGGCAGTAGAGCGGCTTCTCAACGCTCTCTGCCAGCGGTTCGAATCCCGTGTGCCGGATCATCTTATCCAGAGCCAGGACATAGCCGCCGATCTCCGGATCGACGGAAGCCCAATCCAGTTCGCCGCGCAGAAGCAGAGCGGCGGCCTGATGCACGCGCGTGCCGCGTTCGCCGGCACGCCGCAGGATGTCATCGGGAATGCCGTCGAGATCGATCAGGCCGGCCGCTGAGAGAACCTGCGTAACGCTCGGAACGAACCGGCCGCCCACTGTATACCGATGGCCCCATGGCTCGAAATGAAGATCTTGCGTCGTCATAAAAAAGACAGTCATATCCTTTCCGCTTCCAGCCGTTCGAGATACCGGCGGGAGCAGTCTGAACACATCCAATAAACGTCCGTTACTTGGATCCCGGGCTTCTCATGGCAGTCGTCGCACTTGACGACAAACTGCTGAGATCGCCATATCCGCGCTTTGGTGGCATGCCGCCACCACTCGCGACGCGGATAGACGAAGCGGGTCACCCGACTTTGCTAAATGGCTGCCGGCCCCTCCTTCGAGCAGCCGGCTTCGGCAGGATCACGGGCGCTGCCGTCGCCTCCTGAACTTCAGGATGGTACTCGCCCCGCATCTGCGGGACCGGTAAATGGGCCAGGATGAGTTCGTCTAGGACTGCGCCGTAAGGTATGTAGTAACCGGCAGTCTGATGGCGTCTCTCGCATTCGGCCCTCAACAGATCGATAGCTGCCTTAGACAGGCGAGCCGTGAATTTTGCGAACTGCGATTTGAACATTCAGGACTCCTCTTTCCGGTGTCCATCCCCAGCGAACAATAGAACTATAAGATGGTTCCGCAACGCCGTCAATGGGGACCCGCGCGTCCGAATAGGCAGTCATTTAAAGCTGTCGATAGCTAGACGATTAGCAGATATACAGCTAAACATTTATCATTCGTCAATTCACTTACCGGACGTGTCTTTTCAATAACTTAGAAAACCAAAAATTCCATTAAAATCCACTGTATTTAACGGCACTGCGGGCTAAAAATATTTTTGACCACCGGCGTTTTTGACGTCGGTTTTAACAGGAGTGTGTTTAAACCGAATATATGGGCAACTAGAACAGACGCCCTGTGCATTTCGTACCCAAAATAGTCGGACAGAACATCCGGCGTATCCGGAAACGCAAGGGCTTCACGCAGGAAACCCTGCGCGAATTGGCGGGCATCCCCAGCCGGACTCATTTGAGTGAGATTGAGAATGGAAAAGCCGGCTATCCACAGCTCGACACGATCGAGCGGATCGCCGCGGCGCTGAACGTCCGCATGGAAACGCTGCTGAAAGGTTGCCCGTAATGCCGGACCAGGCCAGCGTGTCTGAGATCGTCGCCGGGAATATTCGCCGGATCAGAATCCAGAAAGGAATCACGCAGGATGCGCTGGCAGAATTAGCGGGATTAAACAGGACGCATATGTACAGGATCGAGAACGCCATTCAATCCCCGACGATGACCACGCTGGAGCGTATCGCCGGCGCCCTGGCCGTGCGTATGGCGACGCTGCTGCGGGGCTGCCCCTGAGTTAGATCATCTTGTCGACGACCCGCTCCACGGCATCGTGCAGGGCGGCGTCGGTAATCTCGGCCCCGTCGGTCTGTACCTGCGCATCCATGACAGTCGGGGATTGGAGTTGGCCCGCAACAGCCTCCGGACTCTGATAGCAGAGCTGCCCCCACTTATAGCGGGAGTTGTGCCCTGGCGTGGCGGCGTCTTCGACCAGATAGTAGTTCGCGATTTCGAGCGCGGCCACTTTGATGCGGCTGCGGAACTCGGGATCGGTCATGAGCGCGGCGGATTCGGTGTATGTCATGCTTTCTTTCCTTTGATGATTGCTTCGAGTTCGTTTAGTCGCTTATCTACCTGCTGCAGCGCCAGCACGGCATGAAACAAAATCTGGTTCGGATCGTAGCCCAGGATTTCGCTGCTCTCCGCATCGCCCGGACGCAATCTCACGTCGAAAGGATAGACGCTATCGGGCAGGGTCTCTTTCAATTCCTGTGCTACAACTCCGCTGGCGCGTTGTCCTTCCTTCATCCCGCCCAGGCCGTTCCATTCGAAAGACACCGGTCGCAGCCGGTTGACAATGGAAAGGCCACCTTCGAGATCCCGGATATTTCTCTTGAGGATCCGGTCTGACGTGTAGGCATACGTGACGTTCGTCTGGCTTCCTCCGTCATTACCACTCACGCTCATGTTGATTCCGGCGGCAAAATTGATGGCCGGGCGTGTAGCTGTCGCCACGGAACTCCCATTGAGAAAAACCGTAACGCCAAAGAAGCCGATGGTGACCGCCCCGGTGGAACCCGAAAGGCTTAGATTGGTTGATGTGTTGGTGGCGAGAGAACTAATGCCGGTATAGCCCAGAGTAACCGCACCGGTACTTGCCGATGCTGTGATCGGAGCGTTCGCCGCAATCGAAGTAACCCCGCCGCCTCCCGTCGAGATCGGGTTGCCGTTCACGCGATAAGTTCCGGTGATATTGAGGTCACCACTTACGTCCAATGCATAGGCCGGAGCTTTTGCGATGCCGACGTTGCCAATCGCGAATTGAAACACCGATGCACTAAGTTTCATCGGGGTATTCGCAGTATTGGCGTCATTCACCGCGCTGATCCCCAGGAATCCGCCGCCGCCGTCCGCAATGAAGAGATTCTCGTTGGTGGTCGTTCGCACCTGGAATGGCACCAGCGGATTACTCGTGCCAATGCCCACATAGCTGGTAGCAGCGACCCGCATTCGTTCGACCACATCGCCGCTGGTAGTGCGCGTCATGAAGATCAGATCACCAGCTGGCCCGGTGCTGTTCGTCACCACACACTTGATGGCAGAGGAAATGCCGAAGCTGGAACCAAAAAGGATCTGGCCCCCGTTATTAGCGCCTGCGCCCGAATCCTGCAGGTAAATCGTTCCGCCCGTGGCGTCTCCGTTGGTGTAGGAAGTCTTGGTAGTGCCCGCGCCGTAGACATGAAGTTGGCTCGCGGGCGTAGATGTTCCGATGCCGACATTGCCCGCCGATGTTAGGCGCATGTACTCCGTACTATTTGCGAACATCAGGACGGGAGTATTGGAAAACGTTCCGACTCCGCCGCCCCCACCTGCGCCTGCTTGAATCCGCATATCAATTCCTGTAGCGGTCGAGCGGATCGCCCCGGCGACATCCAAGGGAACGCCCGGGGTCGCTGTGCCGATGCCGACGTTACCGCCTGAAAACTCATGCACGCTGGCGCGGTAGCTAAGCGGAACATAGGCACTATTGGCATCGTTCATTGCCTGAACGATCAATACGGTTCCATCGGTAGTAACGCACAAATTTTCGTTGGCACCCGTTCTTACTGCCAGCGCACCGCCTGGAGTCGCTGTGCCGATGCCGACGCTGCCGCCAAGCGGGTTTAAGAGCAGATTATTATAGCCTGTGCCAGCAATACCGGCCTGTATGACACCGACATTATTCGTGGTGCCGAACCCGATCCACAGACTCTTGTTGGTGTTGCCCGTCGCGGGACTGCCGGTGATGATAAGCTGCGCCGCGCTCATCGTGGTCGTCAAATTACTGGCATCGCCAACAATCGTTGCGACACCATTTACGGCGGGATCGAGATTCACCGATAAGTGGTTCTGGCCCGATATCGTCGAAAAAAGTCTCCAGCTATTGGTGGCTGCGTTCAGGCCCACGAAACACTGCTCTGCGGCTGTGGAATTGTCAAGCCAGAACCCGGCCCCCGTTCCCGTCACATAACGCATACGGACGTGGCCAGTCACGTCCAGTGCTTCGGTGGGAGACGACGTGCCGATGCCGACCAAACCGGCGGCGCTGATCCGCATGCGCTCGGTGATGGTGGCCGCGCCATTATTAGTCTGGAAGACAATGTTGCCGTATCCCACGCCGCTCGTGAACGTACTCTCCGCGAACATAGCGATCTCGGCGTCAAGTTGACTGTTGGCTCCGTCGTACCCGAAGCCCCTGAGACCCGTCAGCTTGTCCCCGGCCTGCAATGCGGTGGGGGCGGCGGATGTCCCGCGAGCAACATGGGAAGCCCAATTACAACCCAAACTTGCTTGAGCGCCGGTGTATACAAACTGCGCCACGACGGTGTTGGGACCGGTCGGGCCGGTTAACGTCAAATAGCCGTTGTTGTAATCGAACAGCAGGTTGGGCGATGCTCCCATCGCCCCGGCCTTATTGACCTGGACCTGTTGATCCGCGCCCGCCGCCGTTCCCGCAGCCGCCGTGGCCCACTTCACGCCAAGAACCTGCGTACTGTCGGCGGACAGTACTTGCCCATCAGTACCCACCGGCAGCCGTGTGGTGGCGGTTCCATGCACCACGAGATCGCCCTTGGTCGTCATGGGATCTACCATCACATTCGGAACGCCGATCGTAATGTTCTGTGCGGACTGGCTGATGAGCACGTTACTTCCGCCGAGGAGTGTCACTGCTCCCGTCAAGGCTCCGGGCGAGAGCGAAGTAACGCCCACGAAGGCAGCGGGCGCGGCCCACTTCATACCTAAATCCTGAGTGGTGTCCACGGTGAGGATCTGCCCCGCAGTGCCGACTGGCATACGAGTGGTCCCCGCCGTTAAGCCATGCACGATCAGATCGCCCTGTGAGGTGGTGGGGTCGGCCATGCCTGTCGAGCTGTTGATATTCGGGACGGAAATCGCAATCTGCTGGCCGGAAGAGTTGGTGATCTGGCTCAGGGAGACATTCGCCCCCGCCGTAAAAATCACCGCCCCACTCAATGCGCCAGGCGAAATCGTGGTCACGACCATAGTCGAAGGCGAAGCCCATCTCAGGCCCGTCGACTGCGTGGAATCTGCGGTCAGTTGCTGACCATCGGTGCCGACCACGATGCGCGTCGTCGCGGAACTCGTGCGGGTAATGAGATCGCCTTTGGCGGTCGTCGGGTCAACTAGAAACTGTGGCGCCGTGGTGATCTTGGACCAGGGCAAGCTGGTGATCCAGGCCGGATTCGCGTACGACTGCGTGGCATCGACAGCGTTAGTAACCATCGACACGGTGTAGTCCCCGGCTTGCGCGATCACGGCTCCCGTGCGGCCAAAGGCGCTGGTGACGCCAATGGCGGGCGGCGGCTGCCAGCGCAGGCCCAAAGGCTGCGTCGAATCCGCGACTAGCATGTAGCTGTTCGCCCCGACGGGGAACCGCGCGACCGCTGACGAGCCCCGCACGATCAAATCCCCTAACGTCGTGGTGGGATCCGACAGAATGGCAGCTAGTTTAGAAAAATCCACCGCAGCGTAAGCTGCTCCGTTCCAGTACCAATAGACCGAAGCTCCCTGGTAGCCGATGCCGCCGTAACCGGCATCCGGACTCACGTATGAACTGGAGGACGGCCACGCTTTGGGACTGAAGACCATATCGGAGCGGATGCGCATGGTGGTGTGGGTGATGCCGGTGACCTGAACCACTGCAGCCGAGCCGTCATCTGCGCCGCCACCCACCAACAGATGACCAGTGCTGTAATTAAAAACGAGGTTGGGCGAAGCACCCGGCACACCCGCTTGATTGAGCATCACCTGGGTATCGGAGCCGGGAGCGGCGAAGCCCGTGATAGTGCCCCAACGCAACCCGGTGGACTGGCTGGAATCGCAAATGAGAATATGCGAGTCGGCGCCCACCGGCAGTCGTGTGGGTGGCGCTCCCGAGGGCTTGGCGATCAAATCGCCCTTGGTGGTGGTGGGGTCGAGCATGCCCTGGGCCGCGACGCCCCACTTAACGCCTAACGTTTGGGTGTGGTCGATGACCAGGGCGAGCCCGTCTGTAGTGCCTATCGGCAACCTTTGCAGTGATCCCACGGTGCCAGCTGTAGGCCCGTGGACGATGAGATCGCCTACCGTGGTGGTGGGATCCGTGAAGACGCCGCTGATCGTGCAGTTATAGAGATTGAAGCCACCGCCATTGACATCCCCGCCCCAGTTCCGGATGTCGTTCGCCAGGTTATTCAGGTCGACATTGAGTAACTTGTCGCTGGTCGTAAAACTGTTATTACTGAGCCAAGCCATGACGATGGTCTCCTCGTCGATTGCGGTTTAATGTTCCACTAGCGCTTCCAACTGCGGTAAGCCGTTGGCCTTCCCGGGCACCAGCGGAGGATCATCCGGCACGACTACCAGGATGGTGCCCATCTGCGCACCCGGTCGGGCGTTCTCGAAGCGCTCGATGCCACGCGTCACCAGGGCCTGGCGGATTAAGCCGCGCTGCTTCTCCACGGCCTGATCGCGTAGCTTGCGGGCCTGGTCGAGTTGTTCCGAGAACATGCCGACCTGGGCCCAGGCCTGCGTCAATTCCTGGTCGATACCTTGTGCTGCCTGTATCTCCCGCTGATCCAACTGAATCGTCTTTTCCATAGCTTTGCTCCTTCTATACGACACTCATAACCAGACCGCCATTGACGGTCACGGTTTTCCCATCCGCTGATTTGAACGTCGAGATCCCCGCGTTAGCCCAACCCTGCCCAAAGATTCCAAACTGGCTAGCCGCTACCTGCGCATTGGCCTGAAGGCCATTCCCCGACCACGTACCGTTATAGTCACAGCACTTCTTACCGCTGACCGTGAAGGCATCCGTCGTGCCGGAGGGATTGATCGCCAAGGCCTCGCCGGTGATTTGCCCGGTACAGGAAACGCTGCCACACCCAACCCCATTCGCACCGACATTTACACCCGCGCCGGTGAACGACCCGTTGGTATAGCCAGCAAAACTCACCGTCGCGGCGGAATTGAGGGAAACCACAACTGTACCCGTACCGGAAACGGACACGCCGGTGCCGCCGCTAATCTGCGTCACTCCGGTATTGGAGATGACGACCGCGCCCATAGTAGGATTCACCGAAATCCCTGGCCCGGAAGCGCTCACGGAGGCGACCGCGCTTCCGCCGCCTCCGACCCAGTTCCCGCTCGCGTCCACCAGTGACTTCGAGCCCTGGGAAAGAGTGCCGCGAAGGACGACGTTCCCATTCGTGTCAACGCTGAAGTTTGTCAACGCGGCATGGTTGTAGAGATAGAAAGAGGAGTCTCCGAATATGGACTGAACGGAACCATCAGGGTTGTATATAGCGCCACCGGAAGAAAGACTCACTGTAATTGTCGAGGGATTTACCGGGCTGTACATGGCCAGCCAACCCCAAAATTGCGAAGGAAAATCGCTGCCTTGCGAATTCCCATTAACCATCGCCAGCGACGTGATGATCCCATAGTTCTGTGAAGAAGTTCCCCTCAGCACTAAGCCACGATTCAAGAAGACTGACCCGAATATCTGCGAAGCGTTAGCTGGTGCTCCCGTGCCTTCATAGATCATAATGCCGGGAAACTGGTAAGTATTGTTAGATGATCCGACGCCGCTCCAAATGCCCTTGCCCATCAGGATCGTGTAGGCCGAGTTGTAAGGGGGAGTGCTGTTATTGGCTGCGAAGCCGATGCTGAACTGATCGGTGTCTCGAATATAGAACTTGCCGGAGCCATCGATCAGAACCTGCCAATTACCAGTGCTCTTCCCACCCGCCGCGAACTGGTTAAACCAAGCTCCTGAAGTTATACCAACAGGAACCGTCTGAACCGCACCACCGTCACCGGGATGAGGAGGATTGGTGAGCATGGCTCCCATGCGGCCCATCTCCGTGCCATAGTTGTCGCGCAAGGAAATATACGGATAGGGCGAACCAGCAGCGGCAGCGATTCCGCCAACCTGCACGATGCCATTTGGATCGATCCAGAGAGGCGCATGCGCGGGAGAATCCCCGCCCACCCAAAGCTGCCCAAACCACGCGCCGCCATAGTTATTTGATCCCACGGTGTTTTGCGGCTGCTGCCCGGTGCTTACCTGCGCCACGCCAATCCAGCCGACCATCTTACTGTTGCTGTCGAAAACGCCGATCTGCCCGGCCTGTGAAGTCGTGGAAAAGCTGTTTTTGCCGCCGACCTGTAGGAGCGAGCCGACCTGGATTTTCCCTGCGCCGATACCGCTCACCGTCAGATCGGTGCTGTTGGGATCCCAAAAAAACTCACTGGAGAACCATTGCGGCGTAAGCGGATTCCGGCTGGGAATAATCACGCCTTCGGTCGGCGTATAGGTGTAAGCAATGAATGGTGTTTTGCCGGTCTCCAACGAATTACGGTTTCCCTGTGGGTCGCGGCTGAGTAAATAAAACTGTAACGGAACAGGGACGCCGAATCCGAACGGACCCGGTGAGGGAATCGCAGGCGTGGTGAACTTATTCTGCCCCTGCGGAACCTGCCAGATAATCGGTTGGGAGATGTCACCGTTGACCACTAACGCTACGGACACTCCGCCGAACTGATTGCTGGCCGGAGGGGACCACGCGCCATTGGTGCCATTGATCGCGAAGGTCACCATACGCACGCCGTCACTGGAAGTCGACTCGGTGGGCACCACCGTCGCGCCCGCGTTGACGGTCACAAGCGGTGCATACTCCTCGCCGCCGCCCATCACGCCTATCCCTGGAGGGCCGACGGTCCAGGCCACCACCGGCGACGTCCAAGTCGGGCTTCCATAGGTCTTGGGGTCGTCTTCCAGTTGCCCGTTGAAGTCCACCGAAATCGCGGCAATGGTCCAGGTCTCCGGAGTGACCGGCACGTTTTGAATCTGTGGAGTGGCCTGCGTGTCGGTAGCGCTCATCTGCGACCAGATTTGCGCGGGCACGGGCGCTGTTCCAGTAGTCGCTACGCGGTAAAGAAACATCCCGGCGTAGCGCACCAGATTGGTCGTCGGGAGCACCCAGGAAAAGGTTGCCTCCAGGACGAAGGAGCCATCGAGAAGATAGATCACCTGAGCCGATCCCGGAACGATCTGGAGATTGGTGACCTTGGGCGCGGCGGGGGTCGGGTCAATGGTGATATCGACCGAAGGCGTGATCCCATCCACAATGCTGTTCTGGTCGCCGCCCACATCCGTCGACACGAAGTACACGCGGAAGCTGCCTTTCGATGCCGGGTACTCGGTTGACTTCCAGGACTGTACCTGCCCCACTGTCGCCGCAGTTGCTACAAAGGGATGTTGCATGGCCTGGATCAACCGGCCACTATCGAAGTACTTGTACCAGATGGCTACGCCTCCAAATGCACTCAGCCCTGGCGGGCGGTGCGCTTCCTGCTCCGGCGTGGGCGGGGTGTAGCTGAACGTCAATGTGTAGAGCGGCGGCGCGAGATTGTATTCCGTATTGACCGTTACGCCCGCGTTCGTCACCAGCCACGCGACCTCCATGCCGCTCACGTAGGTGCTTGACACGGCGGGGATGGTAACGACAACGGACGGTGTGGGCGTCTGGGTCGTGTCATTGGCGCGGACGAGCTGCGGAGTGCTATTGGGACCGAAGGCCGCGAGGTAAATGCGAACGCTGCGGTCGACGTCGCCCTCCGGAATCAGGACCGCCACCGGCGATTTGGTGGTGTTCTGATCCCGCTGGGGATTCCATTGGCCGCTGACTTGAGCTGATCCATCCAGGGACGTACTCCCGTCAAGCGGAGCTTCCGCGCCCGAACTGATATCGGGATCCTCGATGAAGACCGCAGCGCCCGCATAATTGTTGGCCGTAGCGGAGGCATCTGCGGTGTAGGTAACATCCACCTCCACCAGATCCGTTTCGCGCGGGATCACTTTTTGGCCGGTGATCGTAACCGGCGGCGCGGCACCCACGCTGCCGCCTCCAGCCCCGGCCACCGACGTTTCGACAATCCATGACCCTGGAGTCGCGCCCACGCGTGAAATGGGGCGGGGCGGTTTGACGTTTCGATTCGGGAAAAGGCTCATGTGGTGTAGATAGCTCCTGACGTGATACGCGCCGTCCCGCCAGCCGTGGAAAGGGTATATTGCTGCGTGCCGTCCGGAAATACATCTCCTCCCGTCGTAGCAATGATGGTGTTGTTGGGGCCGATGTTGAAGACCAGCAGTCCGCCCTGATAGTCCCCGAGGCGCGGGAGCGTAATCGTCACGTCATTGGCCGAGGTATCCACGCGGATCACCTGATCGCTGATCGCAACGGCGAACGGCCCTGCGCCGGGCCCCACGGTCCGGACCGGCACGGCGAACACCCAGCAGGGCCGGATGGGCGCTCCCAAACTGCTGAAGTTGTTATTCGCATCGACCGTCGCGATCTCGAAGATCATTTCCTGATTCTGATAAGCCGTGATCGGAATGGTTCCGATCACGCTCTTGGCCGTGGCCTGGGTGTTAGCTATGGACATGGTGGGCAGATCGTAGCTGTAGGTACTGGCGACAATGAAAAACGTCGAGACGTTGCCCGCCGCGCCGCTGGGGTTGATCTCCCACGCCGGATCAATGGTGAGTGTGGTTGCCGTGTTGCCGGTGATATTCCTTTCCTGCCCGGCGCCGGGACCCTCCCAGATGATGACGTGATATCCGATCAATCCGTCCGGAGTCAGGCCAGCGGACTGCGAATTGATGAAGAGCGCGTCCCCGATGGTGGTGTCGCTGTTGATATTGGCCTCCGCTATCACCACCAGGACGTCATTGACGTTGAAATAGCCACCTTCCGGAGTGGTGACCGTAAAACTCGTGGCGTCATTGGACTCGACCACCGAGTAGTTGATGGCCTGATCGGTGGCATCTCCAGCCCCATTCATCGCCGTGCCGATGTGGAAGAGGGTGCGGTTCGCAAACTCGTTGACGGTCATCCCCGCCAGATCCACCACGATGTTGGTGAGGGTTGCGGAGTTCACCGAACACCCGACCACGCCGAGATTCGCCGCCCAGCGCATGCGCAGGCGGAAGTGATCGAACTTGGGGTCCGGGGCGCCATACGATGCGCCAGCGCCGGAGGATCCCTGAATGGTGATATTCGCGGACGGCGCGGCTGGCGGTGAGGCGATTTGCGGCTTACCGTAGACCGAACCCATGTGGTAGATGTCCGGTCCGCAAAACACGTCGTAGCCGATGGAGTTTGGATCCCAGATCACGCCGGTCCACGTGAACTGCCCGTTGCCGCCGGATGGCACGGTGAAGGTGGCGATCGCTGAAGCGAGCGAATACAACCCGTTGGCGTCGATGCCATAGAGCACCGCCGCATAGTTGCCCGCCGGTAATGCGCCGCCTGTCGTGACGGCCTCCGTCGCCGCCGAAGTATCCGGTGCCAGCAGCGTCGGAGAGAAGGAATTCACCGGAGTCGTCGATGTGATGTCAACCAGCAGATCGCTCGAGTTCGTCCTCTGGGTCAGACCGAGAGTCTCGAAGTCGTGGCCATCCGTCACCGCGCCCGGAATCAGACACCACGGCGCATGCGCCCCGGACGCCACAATGGGACCGGCTGGCACCCACTCCGACGCTACCAGCGCTGCATTGACGGCGCGGATCTGCACGATGTAGGAGATTCCATCGACCACGCCGCCGATCACCACCTGCGTGACGCCCGGATTGATCGAAGTTAAGCCGGTCCACGGTGGATGCGGCTCCAGAATGTAATCCGCACTGGTCACGGCGTTGGTGGGAGAGGGCGTAACCGTTGCCGTGCTCGTTCCCGAAATGGCCGTAATCGTGAAGATCAGCGGCGGCGACGCACTTTTAACCGTCAGCGTGGCGGAAATATAGGCGTAAACGAGAACCGGATCCGAAAAGGTTGCGTTGCCCAGCCGGTCAATCGACACGGTGCCTTGAGTAACGGTCGCATAGTACTGCTGATACTCGATTTCGATATGACCGCCCTGCAGTACATAGCCATCGGCCGGCGCAGTCCAGCTCACGAGAACGGTATCGTGAATGGCTCCATTGACGACGACGGTGGTGGAGTAATCGCTTTCCAGTTCGACATTGGTAGGTGGCGCGGGATTGTAGGTGCTGGGAAGAACGGCCTGCTGGTAGCCTTGCGCGGTGAGTTCTTCGATGGGATTCCAGTCGTAAACGGAACTATCGGTTTCCTGCACGTCGGCGCTGACGCCCAGCATAATCACTGGCGCCGACCCTCCCGGCACCGTCTGTTCAGTGGAGGTAAAGCGGAGCGCAGTAACTTCGAGAGTCTTGGGTGGGTTCGGGGAGTTACCCCAGCCGAAGAACGGTATCGTGACCTGAATGACATCCAGCACGGCCATGGCATATCCAGCCAGATTGAAACTCAGGGTTCCGGTGCCGAATTGCCGCCGCCGCAGAAGTTCGATCTTGCAGATGCGCTGGGCCATCGAAGACGAGATGGTAAACGGAAGCTGGATGTCGAGCCAGCGGCGGATGTTCAGATCCTGAGAGAGATTGATGTCCTGATAATGCTGCTCCCAGGCCGATGGACTGGTGTCCGGTTCTTGTCCAATGCTATTGGTAAGCGCAACGTAGCCGTAGCCGTCATAAGTCGTCTGGTCGCCGGAAAGATAGTTGAAGGTCGAAGACCAGGACGACAATCCCGAAACGGGCGGACCCAAGGTATAGCCGTGCGTCGAATCCTGCGCGTAAGGAGGAATATCGCCGGGTTGCCAGTCATTGTCCGGCGAAACATACATGCCCTTGACGCCGTTGTAGAGATCACGCAGGGAAACGGTAGGCTTCCAGCGCATGGGGCCTGCCATTTGTCCCATGGTCGGCGCAGGATAAGGCGTGGCCCCATACCAGACGCCGGGCCAGATGATCCACTGGCCCGCCGAATAAGTAATCTTGCCCGCGCAGCTGGTCAGGAGATTTTGCAGGATCCGGCCACGCCCCAGAGACAGATCAAAGTGACCATTGCAGCTATAGCGCGGTTCCGTGCTGCCGTCTGCCAGCGGAACCGCCTCATCGCAGTGATTGGCTGCCGTAATCAGCGGCGCAGTCGGGACCTCGGTCTGATAGGTCGCCGCGAAGCCATAGGTGGTGTTCATCAGGTAGTCGGCGATGCAGAGCGCGGCGTTCTCGGTATAACCGACCGGCCCGCGCGGATCGGTGATGTTGTTCTTGCCGTGGATCAGGAAGCTGATCGAAGGAATGCCTCCGGAGAAGGCTTGCTGATTATAAGTCATGCGAATCATCGCGCAGGCTTTGCCCTGGAGGATGTGGTCTGCGGTCCACGGATTGACGGGGTTCGTGATGATGTCGTTCAGATCTCCGCCGTTGGGGGTGCCGGACGTCATGCCTATGAAGGTGCTGGTCTGATTGCCGAGTAGAACCTCCATGTAGATGTTGTTGCCATAGTTCGGCCAGACGGTGTTCACCTGGCCGCCCGGCCCCAGCGTTGTATCGAGGCCTCCGCAGAGATACTGGAAGGTCATGTAACTCGGGGTGGCCGGGTAATGAATCGGGTTGAAAATCTTATATTTGCCATTCAGCGGCTTGCCGGAGACAGCCGTCACATTGCTGATCCAAACCTGATCCCCATCCAATAAGAGCGGGATGTCGCCGCCACTGGTTTTCGTGGTAACGGTCACCACACCCTGGGCGCGAACAATGCTCGCGATCGCAACCACCTGCTGGGTCGGTGTGAAACTGTTGCCGATGGTGACGAAGGGGCCGGGATTGCCAGAGCCATCATTGCGGCTTAACTGGACTTGCTGCTTGTCGAACAGAAGCCGGTCCACAGACTGGATCTCGTGCGCAGCCAGAACGATCACCATATCCAGGTACTTATCGTTTGAGCCGAATTCATTGATGAAAACGATGGTGCCGCCCACCGCGCATTGGCCGTAACAGATATCCCACGCCTTAACCGGATTGCGGCTGGCGAAGGTGACCCCGGGCGTCGCGGTGGCGCTCGAAAGCAGGGTTCCGAGCCCCGAGAGCAGCATCCCGGCACCGGAAGTCACCAATGCGCTCAGAATCAGGGCCGTCATAGAACCAACGGCAATCGCACCGATTCCGCCCGAAGCCACCACAATCGCCACGGCGGCGATGATTTCCAGACCGCCAATAATGATCGAAGCGAACTTGGACACGGAAAGTTAAACTCTCCAGCCACGCGCGATGCGCGCCAGCGGAACCCATGCCAGGCCGACCTTGGCGGGAGTAACGATCTCGCGGCCATTGAGATCCATGATGCCCATGGAGTAGCCGCTGCCGCGCCGGATCAGGGCCACGTCCCCGCGCTGCATGCGCAACGGATCGACTTCCGGCATCTGGTGGTCCCCGCAGACCTTCTCAACCAGAGCCATCACCGACGTGCTTCCGACATGTTCCCGCACCAGATGGAGCGCCTCGGTGCGGTTCCGGTAGCGGCCCCGGACCCAGTCGGCCATGTCTCGTCCAGTCATCGCCAGGACGGCATCGCAAGTAAACAGACCGCAATCGAGGAGGCCATAAGCGAACCACTTCGACCGGCTCCCTTCGAGAAATACATCCAGACGGGACGGCCAGTCCCACAGCCGGACCAGACCCTCATCAGGCATTGTAGGAACTCATGGGAGTGGCACCGAAATAAATGGTGGTTTCGATGAGTCCCTGCACGAATTCAAGGCCCGTATCGCCGGGATAATCGAGCTGCTGATCGTCGTTGGTGTAGCGCCGCGCCGCGACGACATTCAAAATCACCAGCTTGTTCTCGCACGCGATGGTGATGACCGCGCTCTGACCGGCCACGTCGATCGTGGGCTGATCCATGTAGCCCACGAAGATCGGGATGGGCGTGTCGACGAAAACCCCTGCGGCGGTGAAAAAGCCCAGATAAACCGTGACTGGCGCGCCCAACGAAAACTCAGTGAGGACTTCAGTGAGCAGGTTTGTGTCGACGCCGCTGAGCGTGAGTGTGATTCCCCGCGCGTTCACGCTCGAACCCTCTTCGATGGCCGAAAGCGAGCCCATCGTGCCAATCCCGCTGTAGGTATGCGCGGTTGAAGCACCTGCGGCGGTAAATGTGATCTGGCCCCAGCCGGTCCACAGATACACCGGCCCGCTCGTAAACGTAGCTGCAAGAAAGATCGCCGGATAAACCACGTTGGACTGGCAGGCATCGAGCATGGCGGTGGATAACTGGCGCGGCATTCAGATAGCCTCCCGGAAGTCGACATTGAACCCGTATACTCTCTGCAGCCCGAGCGACCAGGAGCGCTTGGCATCCTTGAGACACCAGAGCCCGACGCAGTTCTGGAGAACCACCGCCGCTCCGCTGGGGATCGACTCCCGGATATTGGGCCAGATGGTCAATGCGCCGTTAGCCTCCGACGTGACGCGGTACATGCGGTATCCGATCTGAATCAGATCTCCGACCCTCAGTGCGCCGCCAGGAATGTTTAGTGTGAGGTTATACCCGCTCGCGGCGGTAGCGGCCACCGTGGGCGATCCGCTATAGCCGGACTGCGGAGCCGTGAAACGCGGGTCGCCCAACTGGAAACAACCGGTCTGACCTTGCAGAGATTCGAGGAACGCAATCCACTGCTGGGCCGGATTCCCACGCAGCGGTGGCAACTGGAAGGAACCTTCGAGCCACGAAGAGTTCCAGTTCTGAAGCTGGAGTTGCCCTGTGAAGGGCGAAACGGAGGTTGCCACCGCATCGTAAGCCGTCCAGTCGATATTGGCCGGGGCGGGAGGATAGCTCGGGAACGGAAAGATCGTACGATTGTTGAATGTCACCGGCATAAGATCAACTACTGCGGACTGCGCTTCTGGAACTCAACCTGTACCGCCAGCGCATTGGAGACGCTGGCATTGTGTGCGGCGATGAGACCTTGCCGGGTGCGCTGCTCGGTCAGCACCGGATCGGTGCCGCGGTTGTCCTGAACGATGGTGTAATTGACGGCTCCGCCACCGCCGGAGGCTCCATTCGGGACCACGCGCCCGGGCACGGCGGGAATGAACTTCTCCGGACCGCGCTCTCCGACCGTGTAGCCCATACCGGCGTCGACGTCGCCGCCCGCCGCCATTGGCGTAAAGACGCTCGAGACGGCTTCCGTTGCGGCCCCGCCACCACTCGCGGCAAACTGACTCCCTACCGCTACGCCCGCCCCCCCAAGGCCCGCACCGATAGCGCCCCACGGCAAATTGGGAATCGTGGGAACAGGGAAGCCGATCGGAGGCGCGCCCACGGACGACTGCGGGTTGGTCGAGAAGCCGGTCTCAGCGATCTGGACCCAGAACGCTCCCTGCGGCGTCTGCCCGTCCTGCTTCCAGCTGGCCAGAATTTGCGCCGCGGACTTCTGCCCGATGCCAGGAAGACTGCCGGCGTCGATATGGCCTGCCGGGTGTCCGTGCGCGCCGACTGGAAAGCCGGGGATGTTCGGCCAGTGCCTGTGAATCCAGGGACCGAGCTGCCCCAGAGCGTGACCGGCTTGCTGACGGATGGTGGCGCGGACCATCTCCTCGCCAATGTCCTTAAACATCTTTCCCCAGCCGGCTTTCTGCCCGGTCATCGCCTTGGTTAAGGAATCGCTGAACCTGTTGAGGCTGTCCTCGAGCGACCGGTAGATGATCTGCGCAGTCGTCTCGCCTTCGCGCTGCATCTCCAGGAAGAACGCGCGCACGCCGTCCTGAAGCCGTCCCATGGCCAGAGCCTGCTGCGCCATCGTCTGGAGCCGCTCGTCTTCGAGCTTTTTCAGGGAGAGCGTCGTCTCAAGGGTGCCTTTGCCCGCGTCCTCGATGTCATGCAGCGCGGCGATCTCTTTGTCGAGAGCTTCCAGCCGGTCCTTATACGCCATGCCGGTCGCCAGCGCGTCATGGAGGATCTGTGCCTGATGCTTACTCTCGTCGAGGGCTGCGGTGGCCGCGATGACGCCTTCCGTGTCCGGCCCGTATTGATTCCGCTGGCGCATCTGCGCATATTTTGCGTCGAGCGTCGCTTTCCGGACGGCCTCCGCGCCCTCCATCTCCGCGGCGCTAATGGCTTCGGTCGACGAGATCTCCAGATTCAGACTGAGCAACTCTCCCTTCAGCGCCGCAGCGTTGCGCAGCTCGTTGAGCCGGATCATATCCGCGATCTCTTCGGCGCTGGCGTGCTTGCGGAATAACTGGTAAGCCTCGTAAGCCAGCCGGATGTGCTCGATCGCCGCCGCGCCTTTACCCTGCGCATCGTAGATGGCCTGCTCCACGGAAAGCTGCTCGCGCAGTGCCGCAGTGGCTGTATTAACCTCGCCGGTGTGCGTGGCTGCCGCCTCTGCGGCCATTTCTCCGCGCACCTTCTCGACATCCGCGGCGCGCGCACCGGCTGCTCCCGGCGCGGTGTAGTCCGTTCCGAACCGCTCCATGAGACGGCCTTCGATCTTGGCTGCGGTCTCGGCGTCGTAGCCCTTGCCGATCGCGGCGTTGAGCAACTGCTGCGCGGCGGTCTTTTCGTGGATCGACCGCGTGGTGTTGTCGACCGCGGTCTTCCATTGCGCCTCGCGGTCCAGCAGGACTTTCCCTTCCGCATCGGCGCGGATGGTGGCTTCATCCTTGGCAGAAAGCGTCGCGCCAGGTCTGGTGAGCTTCAGTTCCTCCTTGGTTTTGGCGACCGCGCGATCGCCCGCCAGACGCATATCTGCGGCGAGCTTTTCCTGCGGCGTTTTGCCTGCCGTGTACAGCTGCTCGGCGGCTTTGTTCAGATCCTCCTGGCCGCTGAAGAGGGCCTTCTGGCGGATCTTCACCAGCTCTAGTTCGGCGCTGGCGGCCTTCTTCGCGGCTTCCGCTTCCGCTTCGAGCTGCTTTACGCGCCGGTTCGCCCCCGCCTCAACCGCAGAAGCGGACTCGAGGCGCATGGCTAAATCGCGCCGCTGCGTCTGCGAGAGGAGACCCGCGTCCTTACTCTCGGCAATGCCCTTGAGACGATCCCTATCCCGTCTGGCGGCGTCGTCCGCGAGCTGCTGCGCGATGATCTCGGCGCGGCCCCGTGATTCGGCGGCGAGCGCCTTCTGGCCTTCCAGAGTTTCGCGCTGGCGCAACCGGGCTGCTTCCGCCGCTGCGATCATCGCGTCCGCGGCAATCCGTCTGTTGGTGTCCTCCCAATTCGGCGGCTCAATGGTCCCTCTCTGTTCCATGCCTCCAATGCGGGGAATACCCAGCGAGTCCACCCAGGATTTGACGGCACCGGCACCGCGTTTGGCCAGGTCATCAAACAGCGCGGCCACTTCGACGATGCGCACTTTGGCCTCTTCGGTAAAGGCGCGCAGGCTGTCCAGATTGATTCCCATGGTGAGTTCGGTGGGAATGTCCCGGATGTCTTTCCCGATTTGCAGCAAATCCTTATGCAACTGAACCACCTGCTGGCGGGAGATTTTGTCCATCGTCAGGCCATACTCCTGGACGTTCTCGGTAGCCCGGGCGAATCCTGCATCCAGCTCCTCGAGAGCCTGCCCGGCGCTGGCGCCGAAGGTCTTGGTCGCCAGTTCGGCTTTCTCGATGGGATCCGCCATGGCATCGAACTGTCGCGCAATATTCCCTAGTTCTTCCGGGCTGGCCGAGCCCGTGGTCGCCTGCATCGCAAGGTAAAGCGAACGGATGTCTTCGAGTTTTTTCCCGCTCAGGGTGGCCGCTGCATCGATCGCCTCGACCGATTCGATGGGCGTCTTATTGGCCGCGGCGAAGATGGCCTGCTGCTCGATCAGTTTTCCGCGGGCGTTCACGAGGCGGATGGTTTCCTCGGCAGCGATACCCGCGGCGATCGCAGCGACGGTAAACGGAGTCGGAGACAGAGCGATGCGCAGTGCCCGGTATCCGTTGACCAGTTGATTTGTAGTGATGGCCGAAGTGCCGGCGGTGGCGGCGTACTTCGCCATCGCGTTGAGAGCGAGAGTATGCGAGGCGGCCAGCGCAGAGAGCGCTTCCGCGCCGTGCAGCGCGCCCTGCGCATACTGGCTGAGCGTGCGGCCCGTCGCATCGACATCGCCTGCCAGCCGTTTGACGCCCGTCGAAGCTGTCGCTGCGCCAATAGCGATCTGACGGCCAGCGATGAGTCCGGCAGCTCCGAACGTCCCCAGCTTCTTGGACGCCCGCTCGGTCTCGGCATCCAGCTTTGAGCTGCGCGCCTCGAAGTCTACCGTGATGATCCCAGCGCGCCGCGTTGCCATATAGTTATGTCCGCATCACGCGAACGCCGATCACTTCTGCAAAGGCGTCAATGGCGCGATCCGCACAGGACTCCGCGGAGCGGCGCATGAATGGATTGGGCATCGTCTTCTTGCCGGAATCCACTCCGCGGTGGCTAACGATGCGATGGCCGTACTCCAGCCAGAGCGCCACCGGACCGGCATTCCCGTAGCCGGTGGATGCGACGGCGAACCTGTGGTCCTGGCTCACCGCGATGTCGGTTATCAGCGACGCGGCCAGCGGAGGAAAGCGCGACTTCCCGATTTCTCTTTCCTCCTTGCGCCGCGGAGTGTTGTTCAGCAGTTCCTGCTGGATCACAGCTCCCGCCGCAATAGTGGCAGGCTCAAGACCCTTCGCGATGTCGGACGGCACGGCGCGGACCATCTGCTGCGTCTCGACCAGACCGGTAATGCGGAGTTCGTCGCCCATGGGTCCTATTGCGCCGGGACGGCATCTGCCAGTGCGGACGGAATCGGCACGTTGAGCTTCGACAGCATCTCCACCAGGGCCATCGGACGCTCCACCGCCATCTGCTCGATCGCCGCGAACGTCGCGTCGTCGCCGGTGGGCTTGGCCGCTTCGCGAATGGAGACGCCGCAGCACGCTGCGACTGCCCGAAAGACCTCAATCACGTCCTTAGTGATCAGATCGCCCGCGTGTTTCAGGCCCACCTTCGGATCCGCGGCGGGGTGCTCGGTATTCGACAAAGCGTACAAGAGGCCGCGCAACTGCGCGGCGTTCATCAGGGAAGGCGTGAATACCGCGCTCAGAAGATTGAATCCGCAAACGGCTTCCGCGTCGGCGATCTCGTTGAAGTCATAGACCAGCGTGAATGTGACGTTGGGCGTGTCCTCGAAGGAAAACTCCACCCGGGTTTTGCCGCCATCCTCGTCGTGAATTGTTTTCATTGCTTCAAAGCTCCAATGCTGGTAAAGACCTGCTTGATGCGTTCTCCGGTAAGCGGCTGTTCTTCGGGCGTGAGCCGCTCATCCGGGTGCAACATGAAGCGGTCCATCGAGACGCTCCGTTCAGGCGCGCGGTAGGAGAAGTTCACCAGGTGCGCCGTCAGATTCGCCATCATCATCTCGAGCGGGCGCTGGCTCTCGATCCGGGCTTCCTGAAGCGCGTCGAATTGTCGGCGCGTCATGTCCAGCCAGTCTTCGTCGCTCAGACGGAACCGGATGCGCGCGGTCGCCCAGATCTCGACCCAGGTTTGAATTTTCGCGGGCCGTTCCGGTTGGTTATCCTTCGGCCGGCGGGCTTTCGTCTCCCTGGGCACAGGATCCGGCATAGAGGCCACAAAGGCATCGGCGAGTTTCCTGCGGATCGCGGGCAGGTTCTTCCGGCCGATCTGGGCTCCGATCTCGACGGCGGTCATCTGGCTGCCGGCCCGCGAGAGGCAGCCGTGAAGCAGCGTACGAATCAGCAGGGCGGAAAGAGTCCACGGCCGGATCGTATTGAGCATGTCGATCCCCGTCGCGACATGACAATCCAGCAGGACCCCGTAGGTGATCACCAGGGGCCACTTCTTACCGGCAAGTTCGACCTCAACCCGCCGGTGAAGTTTTTGGGCAAGCCCGCTCATGCGGTCGAGGACCCTAAACGACCGTTTCGGTGATCGCGCCGGAAATCTGGAGTTCCGTCGAGAACTCGATGGGCTTATTCAGCTCAAACGGGCCGGGATCATACTTGGTGATGTATCCGGTGCCGGTGATGGTGTACGTTTTCGTTCCGCGCAAAATGGACGAGACGATCTGCCACGGAATGAAAGCCTGACTCTGGGCCATGGTCAGAAACTGGAGATGTGTAATGTCGCCGGTATGCTGCCCGGTGATCTTGATGGTGCCGGGTTTGATCATGCCGGGAATGAATTCTTCCGTGTTGTTGATCGAAAGCAGATGGCTCGTGGCGACCTGCGGCACATCGAGAAGCGTGGCCGTGATCGATTTGACTTCGACCACGTTGGTGAAAACGGGCGGACTCGCGGTGGTTCCGATGGCAAACGTGGCGAGATAGCCAGTGGTGGCTTTCGAAGCATAGGTAGCGGGCGGTGCAAACGGCATGTTCAGACTCCTTGAATCGGACGTTGAGAGGGGAGAGGAAAGGTCGGGTAATAGTTCACATAGAACTCAATCAGCCGGCGGTAGTTGCGTGCTGCGGGATCTTGCTCGAAATCAATCATGTCGGACGGGAAGATGCTGTCTACCTGCGTCGCGTCGGGATCGGTCAGTATTCCCCGGTAACCCATCAGGACCGCGGAAATGCGGTCGGCCAGGTCGAAAGCGGTGGCCTGAGTCGTACCGAAGCAGTTGAACTCCATGCGGCGCTGCGCCATACCTCCCGGAACCTGCAAGCCGGCGATGGTGCGTTCGTGAATCGTGAGAAATGTATAATTTGGCAGGGTCGCGTTCGAAGGCAGTTGATTGGCAAAGCCGCCGATGAAGTTCAGCGACGTGTTGATCAGCATGACCAGCCCTTGTTCGAGCATTCGCGACTAACTAAGCGGCGCGAGCTTCAATGGACCCGCGTGAAGAAAAGTGGAGTCAGCCGGAAAGCTGTCTCCGATAACCATATGGCGGTAGCCATCCTCCAGGGTGTTGCCGGGGTCCTGGCGGTTGTACCACTCGAATTTGCGCACGCGGTCGTCGCGGTACATGTACCCGAAGTGCAGGAGCTGCGCGTCGAGCCGCCGCGCGACACTCTGCAGGGGGATAGGCGCGTTGCCGCAATGAAACCCGCCGCGAGCCCGCGCCATGAACGGAGAGCCATCTGGCCGGAACATGCTGGGGCGCGAGAAATGGCCGTATATGCCGTCCAGGCGGATCTGGTTTTCCGAGTCCCACAGATAAAGAATCTGGAACGAGTAGCAGCCCCTCGGACTTCGCATGGCAGCCAGCACAGCCGGCACCGACGAGGGCGCCAGCATCTCATCTCCGTCGATCATCAGGACCCACTCGTCGCCATCGCATTCGCCCAGCAACCAGTTCTTGTCGCGCGTCTCGTCGAGCCCCTCGAAGGGAGAAGCCAGCACCTCGACGCGGGGAATCGCCGCGCAGATCTCCGGCGTGCCATCGGTCGAGTGATCGTCCATCACGAGGACGCGATCGCACACCGGCAGGATCGACCGCACCGAGCGGGCGATCCAGCGGGCTTCGTTCTTTACCCTGAGAAGCCCGATCATGTCAGACACACTGGAATGGAACCCCGGACCATTTCCGCTTCAGCCGTTGCCGGTAGATGCGGTTCTGAGCCTGCCACGAAGAATCAAATGTGCTCAAGCCGCTATGCGTCGCTTCCGCGGGCGGGACCACCACCGGGATCCCCCGCGCGTGCGCCTCGAGGCAAAGGTCTTCGACATGACAATGAAACCCGTCGAAAGTCTGCTCATCAAAGCGCAGACCGGAATCCCGCCGGAAGAACACGGAACAGGAATCGAGCGTCGAGACGGGACCCGGCACGTCTTCAATGGCGCCATCAGACTGGACCTGCAACTCCGTGTTATGGCACCAGCGGTAATGCCGGTCCAGATCAATCCCGACGATGCCCGTCACGAAGCCATTGGCGGCCATCGCCGTAAAGGTTTCGAGGGCGCCGGCGCCCAGATAGACATCGGCATGCAGCAGGCCGAATACGGGAGTTGCCGCCGCATCGAGAAAGCGATTGCCGATCGCAGCGAGCGATTCGCCGTGCGCGTTCACCACCCGCGCAACGACCATCGCCATCCGGGTGTGAAGCGTTGAGAAGGCGCATGACTGCTCAACATCCTTGCTCACGACGGCGATGGTCAGTTGCGGCGTCTGCATTTTAGTTGTGGATGAAAAGTACCCCTGGCACCTTGGCATGCCTGACGCCTGCCGCAATAAGATCGTCGATCAGAAAGTGATCGGCCATCCGCAACCCGTCCGGCCGCTCCCACGGAAAGGGCTGGAAGCACTCGCGTTTGACCAGAAAGCCGCCCTTGTCGATATCGAGGCCAGGCTCGACCCGGATCGGCGCATAGACGCCGGTGAGCCGCGGATCGTAGAGCATGTCGCAATACGTCAGATCGGCTTTCGGCTCGAGCATCAACTCGAGGAAGCGCGGCACGTAGTAACCGTCGTCCGAGGGAAAGCAGAGATACTCGCCCATGGCATGTTTCGCGCCCAGATTGGAGGATTCGTAGCAGTTACTCTTCCGCGCCGCAATGTACTGGAAGCGGTGGTCATACATATCGTTCAGCCTCTCCAGGTTTCCCCACTCGCGGTCCCCGTTATCGACCACGATCACGTCGAAACCCGGCTCGGTCTGCACCTTGAGCGACCACAGCAGGCAGGCCAGCGCGTCGGGACGGTCGTAGGCGGAGACGATGAAGCTACACTTCATCCGGCAGCCTCCCATTTCGCCTGATAGATCCTGCGGCCCGGCTCAATCGACAGCGGCTGGTATTCCCCTTTGTAATGCCGGAAGGTCGAAGGCAGCATGGCGTGATCGACAAAGCAATGATCGTAGATGCCCACGTCGAGACCGGCCAACCGCACCCGACGGCAGTAGTCATTGTCTTCCCAACCGTAAATCGGAGCGCCCGTCTCGTCGGACCCGCCAAAGCGTTCATCGAGGAGACCCACCAGATCGATCGTCCTCCGCGGAATCAGGACAGCTATGAAGCACACCATTTCATCGGCGCGCAGTCCGATCCCGCGCGGATTCTGATTCACATTCCCGGCGTTGTTCGCAGCCGCGGCGATGAGGCCATAATTGCTGTGCTCTGCGGCGAGACTCTGCAGCGTCGAGAAGCCGAAGGGCGTCTGGAGCAGCGCGTCGTCATTCAGTAGAACCACATCGCGCGCCGCCGCTGCCTGGATGCCCAGATTACAGTTCCTCGCGAAGACGAAGGGCGCGACGCCCGCAAGGATTGTCGAGTGGTCGACAATGTACTGCCGGAACTCGCCCTTCACTCCGAAGTCGATGCCGTCGTCGATCACAATAATCTCCACACCCGGATCGTAGTGATGCACGTTGATAACGCACGCCATGAGATTCCGGAGACTGCGGCTCGGGATGACAACCGTGACGGAGGATTTCATGCGGCTCCGATGGCATGTAGAGAGTGCCGCCGCCACGCGTAGGAAGGCGGATCACAGGGTGCCCAGTTGCCGCTCTCCTCTACCGCGCGCGGACTGGTGTTGCCGGGATGTATGGTCGCGTGCATCAGATCGATGCGCTGCGAGATCGCCAGCACTTTGGCTTGTCCCGCCACCAAAGTGAAGGCCAGATCCTCATGGATGTGCTGGTCTTCGAAGGGATGCTCGAGCGCCCAGCTGCGCCGGTACGCAAGCGAGGTTCCCAGGCACAGCGCCGCGTTGCCCGAGTACAGATGCCAGCGTTCGCCGTCGGTGAAGCGCATAGACCGATAGCCCGTCACCATAGCCGGCGAATGGCTCAGGATCTCGGTCTGATCGCGCATCCGTCCCGGTTCGGAGTGATCGTCGTCGTCCCATGTGGCGATAATTTCGCCCTGCGCCATCCGGACGCCGATATTCCGCTTCGCGCCGATGGTAAACCCTTCAGCCACATGGACATGCCGGACCCTGGATGTGTCCCTGGGGATCAGATCCGAGACATCGTCGCCATCGGCAAGGATCAGCATTTCCCGCGGCTCATAGTCCTGGCGCAGGAAACACGCGATCGACTGCGGAAGCCAGTTGCGCCGATTGCGGGTCAGGCAGAGAGCGGTCACCAGAGGGCGTTGCATACGGTTTAAGGGGAGGACTCGTCTCCGAGGGCAAGACAGTTCAATACCAAAATCCGGTTCAGTGCCATGACGTTCGCCACGGACTGAATCACGTAGGTATCGCCAAACTCGGTCACCAGACGCATCCCGCCAGCGATCCCCGGCTGGTACCGGATCGCCACCGGGATAAACACCATGCTGGTGGTCTGCCCACCCCGCACCGCGTCGACGCCGCGCACCGGGTTCAGCGCCGCCTTCGCGGTGGTAAATGTCGTCCATGTACTGAGCAGGCCGCCGGCGTCATAGGCGGGCGGGCTTCCCGGCCCGTACGATTGAATCGTGACCAGATGGCGCATCCGGCCCATCTCGATGGTGGGCCACCCGTTGACGACTTTGACAAACTCACTAAGGACCGCCACTGTCGGTTATCCGCGCGTCCCACAGAAGTCAAGCATCATGTGCTGCATAAACATACGTTCGATATTGGACGGCACCAGGCCAACGGCGCCGCGGTTTTCAAACCAGAATCCGACCAGATTCAGGATGGCGAGGTTCAACATTTGAGGAATCCCCGACACGATCGTGGAAGTTACTTGCTGATTCGGCGGCACGGAGGCAATGGTGTGCGTGTCGATGGCCGTCGGATCCGGATCGTACCCCGCCGTGAAGTTGATCTGAAGCGAATTCGCCACATACAGGGACGCGGGCCAATACTGCCCCGGCATCGGAAAGATGCGCGGCGGTTCGGTGATGCGGTCGAGCACGAAGTCCACGTCCTGCAGCAGTGTCTGGGTGTTTCCGGTCGAATCGATAAAGATCATGCCCTGAACGCTAATGACGGGCGGATAAGCCAGCTTGATCATCTGCGAGTAGTTCCAAAGTGTCGAGGAGTACCGCGGCAGACTGTAGTAAGCGGGCGGATAGGCCGATTGCGACTGAATCGTGTCCGTGTAGTACGGGAAGCTGTCGAGCACCTGCGTCCAGGTCCGCTGCGCCAGTCCGCGTCCGGTAATGATCTCACCCTGGATGCGTGCCGCGGTGATCCAGTTCGTGATGAAGACATCCTCCTGCGTCCAGGAGTCGGGAACGCTCATGAAGAGCCGTGCGTCCGCCAGAGTCACCGGTTCAGCGGTGGGAAGTGAAGTCTCTCTGCAATAGCCCACTTTATTTTTTTCGTCGTCGGGTTAATGGTCGCGGAAGAACTGCCGTTTCGACGGCCGGCTGAAGCATGGCGACTTCGGACGGACCGACCACGGCAGTTTCGGATGGGCGCAGTGTGCGGGTGTTCTCCCAGCCGCAGTTCATACAGACGACGATCGGCTGGTCGGACTCGGGCGGAATCTCCTGGCGGCAGCGGTCGCAGATGTCATACATGATGGTGCGTGGTTCAACTCAACACGCCACCACCGGCATTGGTGGCCGTCGTGCTTGTATCTGCCATCCACGTGCCGTTGTACGACTTCAGCTTCACGGAATTGCCGATGAACCCGTTCATGGTCACGACATGGTAGATCGAATTGATCCCGTTCGCGGGCGTGGTGACCGTGTGGGCAAAAGCGGTTCCTGACAAGATGGTCAGTGTTTTGCCGTCGTCCGTGCCAGCTACCGGCAGCGCCAGTGTCAAAGCAGCAAGGCTCGTCGCCATGATGACCGCCGTGCCCGACTTGATGCCGATCGCGCCGCTCTGAACTTCTGTCTCGACTTTATCGCCCGCCGTGATGTCCGGAGAGCCTGGACCGACCGTGCCAGCGAAGCCGGGCAGCGGTGTGGCGAGTTGCGATGGTGCCAGGACCACCACCGGATGGACTGCTGCATCATGAGTGGTTTCATGAGCGGTTTCATGGACTGTATCTAGCATTTTGGTACTCATAGTGACTCCTTTTTTGGTTGATGTAACGGATTTATCGGCGCAGAGGGGCGACGCCCAGCAAGCCCGACAGGAAATAAAGCAGCCAGAGAACCACGCCCACGATGATGACGATGCGAATCATACGTGCGATAGCCGGGTCCATCGGAATCATCTGGATGAGCCATAAAGCCAGACCGACGGCGACCAGAACGATGACGATCTCGATCAGGAATCCCATAGTGTTTCTCCTTCCGCAGCCGAAAGCATGGTCCGACGATCGTTACCCTGTGTTCGCAAGGCGCGACCGGACACTGCTTTCGGCATCACGGATTGCTGTTGTTAGTAAGCGTTGGTCAGATAGGCCACTGGGTGTGTTCCAGCGTCCAATAAATTTCCGTCCCCCCTGTAAAATGCGAGGAATGCCACCTGGCCAAAATCGGCAAAGCGCTCTTCAAGTCTGATAACAGACATTTCCTTGACGCGCCGGATCATGTACATCTTGAGCGGGCCAAAGACGACGCTGATCACGCTGACGGTGGGTGAAGAGGCCACCGTCTGCAGCTGCGCCATATCGTTGTTGATCGCATAGCCGTAGCCATTGATCGTGTCGGGCTCTTTCACTGCGACATTGGGCACCCACAGCGGACGCCCATACTTGTCCTTGATCTTTTTGAGCGCCTTCAGCGTCAAATCATGGAACATATACTTCGCTCCAGGGCGGTACAGCGGATCGATGCTGTGTTCCAGATTGGTCATATCGTCCGAGCCGATGGTGTTGCCGCCGCCCACGCCGTCATTGGCTATGGAACCGATGGCGAGAGGCCCGGCGTTGGCCGCGGTGACGATGCCCTTGGGCTGGTTCGAGCCGGTGCCGAGGGTAAACAGGTTGTTCTGGATGCGGCCCAGGCGGATAGCAAACTTCTTGGTTAGGTAGGAATCGAAGTCGAAGGCCGAATCCTGCAGCAGTTCGATCGAGATTTTGATCAATTTGGAGCTGAACTTATAAGCTCCGAACATGATCTGCCCGAGAGTGACGTCCTGCGTCGAAACCTGCTGGTTTTCCGCGATCAGTTCGCCCATCACGGTGGTGTCGTTATCCGTCGGGAAGGGCAACGGCTGGCCGGTCGCCGTATCGAAAGTATCGGACTCCTGCAACATCGGGCCGTAATACTTCATGGCTTCGGTGACTTTATCGACGAACCCCACCGGCACGAAGAAGCCGGTGGTCGCGCCGGGATAGGCACCCTGGCCGCCGGAGCCCATGTCGCGCACTTCGCGCGCTGCTCCGAGAGAGCGCAGCTCCCGGTTGATCAGATCGAGGTCGTCCTTATCGAGCGCGCTGCGGATCATCTTGGAGGAACGGTACAGAACCTCCTTGTCCCGGTCGCTGATGCCGCGGATGAGATACGCGCCGCGCATACGCCGCTCGTCTCCATAGCGCAGATAGTTGAAATAGGCGCGGTAGTATTCGTCGGCGGCGTTCTTCTGTGCCGGCGCGTCGTTCGGATCGAGGTGCTGGAATGCGGGGTTCGGCACTCGGCCGTTGGGCGGCGCGCCGGTCGCGCGCAGTTCCTCGTCGGTCTTTTCGGCTTTCTCCATGCGCGTGATGCGGGCACCGAGCGACTGGAGGTCGGCGTCCATAGCGTCCCATTTGGCGATGTCTGCTTTGGTTTTCAGGCCGGTGCTGTCGGTCAGCTCCTGCATGTCGTGGAATATCTTCGCGCGCTCCTCGCGGAGCGCATGACTTTCATTGGCATTCATATGACGATCTCCTGTTGGATAAAAATTGGATTCGCTTAGCCGTCAGGTCTGCCAGAACAAGTTCAGGGGACCGCTTCGTATCCACTACTGGGGCGTAACTGCGCCCGGGAGTAACACAAACTCTAGAGAGCCATGGCGATAGCGAGCAGGCGTTGCCGCCGCATGCGAAGCATGGCTTCGGGGTTTCCTTCCAGATCGAACAGTTGATCCGGGTTTAAGTGCGACCGGCTATCCTCGGTCACTTCGATATCGTTGGCTTTCGCCATGGCGACCAGCTTCTTCCATGCCGCCGCTTTGTCCGCTTCACTGACGCCCTTCAGTTGGTTGAAACGGGCGAGAGCGTTGCGCAGATGGCGCTTGGTCTTCTCGTCGGTCGAGAACTTCACCGGCAGCTTCCAGGTGCTGGTATCGTCTTTGTCCCCGACGATCAGGAAGGCGTCCGCGGTGAGATCTTCGCCGTCCACGCGCTTGGTCCGCGGCTTATCCTTGGCGCGGCACGTGTGCGCATCGAAAGCCGCACTGGCTGCCTCTACCGACTTCGTCCGGCTGCGCCAGCCGCAGGAACACTTCGCGTAGACGTTTTTCTTCGCCGTGTCGCATACCATACTGAGCGACCGCGCCTTCGCCATGCCGCCCGGCGTATTGGCCGGCATGTCGCCCGGGATGCCGTTCGTGCCGCAGCGCCCGCAGCGGCAGTTCACGTCGTTGCATTCCTCGTTCGAGCACTCGTCGCAATCCCCGTCCTGGCAGGCCGCGCACTCGCAGGCGCATTCGTTCATATCGTCCGCAGCGTCATCGTCGGATCGCGTTAGATAGTCGTAGGTTTCCTTTACATGCGCGGCTATGTGCTGGCGGACTTCCTCCGGCATACCCTGCGGGAACAGCGAGCGCAGGGAACTCAACTCCGTGTTGGTCTGCGGATACGCGGGGTAGGTCACCGTCGAGACATCGAACAGATCCAGGTCCAGCACTTCGCGCATCGAGCGCGTAAAACTGGGATCGTTGGGGTCCTTCTCATCGATCCAGCGCTGCCCGCCGTCGTGGATCGAGAAGCCGAAGCTGCACTCGTCGACGTCGCCGCGCTCGACCGACTCCGCCAAATCGCGCGCATAAGTGGTCTGCGGCAGCAGCGTTTTGAACTTCAAGCCCTTCGCGTCCGACGACAGTTCCGTGGTGCCGGATTTGGTCCTGCCGAGCACCATGTTCGGATCGTGGTTGATGAGATGGCGCACGTCCTGCTTTTCGGCCAGTGCGCGATTGAACGCGCCGGGCATGATCCGTTCGCGCATCCCCCATCCAAGATCTTCCGAGACGGTATTGTAGGTCGCTGCATAGCCACTGAGATACTGTTTGCCGTCGTCATTGGTCTCAGAGCGAAGTTCGGTTGCGCGCAGCGTCCGGACCTCGCGGATGGGCATTGCGGGCTTCAGAGAGGGGGAACGGTGGCTCATAGATCGGTGCTCCTTTCGCATCAAGTCTGATCTTCAACCGTGGTGTCGTCAGAAACGGTGCCCGCCGCTGCGCCGCTGGGAGGCGTTTTGGCAGCAGGCGGCTCGTCGGGTGGTGGCTGCGGCTTCGCACCCTGCCCCGATCCGTCCTGAAAGCCGGGATCGATCGGCGTGGTAGAGAGCGTCATGTTGACGGGCATCCAATACTGCTCCGCCCAGTCGGCCTCAATGGGATTTAATCCCTCCAAAGTGAGAATGTCGTTGGTGTTCAGGTAGCCCCATTGCCGCCCGCTGGCGTTGAAGCGTTCGCGGCTGACCGCGTCGCCGCGGATCATGGAGGTGACATCGAACGACACGAAGAACGGGTTCTTGGTACGCCCGCGTCCCGCATTCGGACTGCGGAAGAGCTTACGCTTCCATTCCAGCTTGATGGCCGACATCCAGGGCTCGAGGGTGTAGTCGAGCAGCTCCTGGTTCTCCTGTTCGGTGGAGGCCTTGGAGCCCTTGGTAGTGTCGCCCACCATGCGCACCGGAACGTGGAAGATCGAGGCGATCTCGGTACGGATATAAGTGCGGCTCTCGATGGTCTGGGCTTCCTGCGGGTTGTTCGACATGGCCTTCCACTCAAAGCCGGGCGGCATGACGGCAATGCGGTTGGCGTTCTCGCCGCCCTGCGCTTCCATCCACGAGCGCCGCGCCTGCTCCTTATCCTCCGGCCGGAGATTCATGGGCAGTGTGAGCAGGCCGCCCGGGCGGGCGAAATTCGCGAAGTACTTCGCGCCGAACTTCTCCGTCGCGAGCGCGAGGCCGATGGTCTGCCGCGCCAGCCACACCACGCTCTGACCGAGACGGCCATCGAAGGAGAGTCCCGGCACATGCAGCATGTCCTCCATGGGGATAATGCGTTCGGGCTGGTTGTAGGCGTCCGCTTCCGAACGGTCGTTATCGTCGATGCCGTCGGTGGTGTTGTATGCCAGCGTGCCTGCGTCCAAGTAGACCGGGTACGGACGCCACTCCTCGGGAGGCAGGAGCACCGGCTGCGTCATGCGCCGCGGCCTGGTCTTCGCGGGATTGCGCGGCCACAACGCCGCCGGGCGTTTACTGGCGTCGCGCTGGATCTCGGCGTAGCCGTTGCTCCAGGCGAGGCAATGCAGCAGAAAGGCTTTCAGAAAGGTCTGCCGCGACATTTCGATGTTGGGCTGCAGATGAATTAGTTCGTATAACTCGTGGTCGTAAGAAATGCGATGCACCGCGCGTTGATTGACCTTCGAGAAACTCCGCTCCTGAATGTCGAAGGGCAGTGAGGATATCTTCCCGGCAATCAGATCCGTGCAGGTGAGGAAGGTGGAAACCTGAAACGCCGTCAGTTCGGAGACGCGGATCCCGGAATCGGTCCGGCCGCCCTGAAAAATATCCAGCAGCCATTCCGCTGGATAACTCAGCGGCGTCTGTGGATTCTCAAGACTGGTCCGGTACTCCAGGACCGGATAGCTCCAATCGCGCGGGATGACCGCGAGTTTAGATGTCATCAAATCGGCTCAACCGGATGCCCGGCTCGAGGAGAAAGAAGTCGATGCCGTATTTTTCGCGCAGCGGATCGAGCGCCGCATCGATGATCACGCGCTGTTGATCGTTCACCGGGAAGTCCACGCGGAGGATGTACAGCTTCGAAAGATCCTTGTTTGTTCTACGTTCTTTCTTTGCTCCGAACAGTGAGAGGACTTCATCTTTCGGCTTATTCCGAGGCCGGAACCAATCAAACCAACTCGTAAGCTCACTGATGCTCATCAGGCCCCGGAGTCGGCTACCATACTTCGATCGCGCTTTTGTTTGGTTGCGACATCAGCATCGCCCGGGTCATCGCATCAGCGAGCGCGGACATGCCATCAATACGGCTTGTGCTCTTATCGCGATCCGGCTTGGTGAACATGATATTGTCCCTGCCGTCAGTGATCGTACAGACGCAGCCGGCGTGCCAGCGCAGGACCGGGTGACCACCGTGGTGAAGTCTTTTGTTTACTACCAACTCCTTGATCTTCTTTGTGGCCTCACTCAGCGATTGATATCCCTGGCGGACATCCACGCACTGATAGCCGTCCTCGACCATCGAGACTGAAATCTGGCGGGAGTTCCATGGATCCCAGCAAATCTCTCTTAAGTCGAACATTGAAGCCGCCCACTCAAGCCGTGCCTGGACGTCACGGTAATCGATGACCTCACCACAAGTGAGTTCGATAAATCCATCCCGGTCCCACTGTGAGAGCGGAACACCAAGCTTCACTTCCAGTTTTCTAACCTTCGCATCCGGCAGCCAAAAGAACGGGAGAACATCGTAACTCTCGCCGTCGTCGCAGGGGAAAACTAACACGGCGGCGCTCATGTCGGTCGTCATCGAAAGATCCACGCCCGCCCAGCAGCGTCGTTCAATAAAGTGTGAGAGCACCGAATGCGGAAGCGGCTTTACCTTGTCCTCCGGCGCCCGCGGCAGCAACCCGTTCGCCACCCATTCACCAGCAGATAAGTCCCACTTATTCATCTCAATGGCTCGATCTTCCTTGTGATCCCATACGTTCAGAAAATATCGTTTGAAGCTAGTGAGATCACCCTCGGCAGCCGCGGACTCATACTCCTTACGAATTTGGCCCTTGTCAAGAAACCCGCCGTTTTCCTTCAGGCTGGGATTAGCCTTGATCCAGGTTGCCGGCAGCGATGGATCGTCCGTCTTTTCCGCCCCGTAAATCCGGCCAAAGAATCGGTCATCCGAAACGACACCATCGCGAATCTTGCGCGTCTTCTCGTGGAGCTTCCAGGCAAGCGGGCTTTCCTCCTGTACGCCAGCGGTCGTGATCGCGATCGTCAAGGTTTGCTTTCGGGTGATACCACCCTTCGAGAGGACGTCCCAGTTCTCGAGCTGCTTGCGTGTCTTCCACCGGTGGACCTCATCGGCAACTACAAACGCCGGATTCACACCATCACCAAAATCTCCATCGGCGGCAATGGCTGTGTAGAACGAGTCGGGCTCATTCCTTTTTACAATCCGGTTTGTACCACGCATGATGCGCAGATGCTTCTTCAGCACCGGCGACTGCTCGACCATCTTGCAGGCCGCGCGGTATACGTTCAGCGCCTGGCGGGTGGCAGCGGCGGCGCCATATACCTGACACCCCGGGCTTGAGGTAACAATCAGGACCAGCAGCACGATGCCGGCTACGAATTCGGTCTTACCGGCCTTCTTGGGTACCTCGAGATAAACCATCTCGATGATTCGATTCCCGTTTTGATCGACCCTGCCAAATATGGCTGCCAGCGCTTCTTCCTGCCAGGGACACAACAGGAACGGGGTTCCCCACCACTCGTCAGCCGAGTGTTTGAGAACTAACTCAAAGAAGTTACAGGCTGCGTCGGCGTGGGCTTGAGAGAAGGGCACATCAGTTTACCGTTGGCGCGACGCGCGGCGCCCGCGGCTGAGTCAGGATGGCCGCGAGATCCGCCTCGCCTGTATTTTGTTTCTCGATCGCCAGACGCGCACGGCTTACCGGGGACAAGCCGAATTCGCCCGAGAACTGGCGGACCTTATCCCAGGCCGCGCGGCTAATCGCGATCGCCGGATGATGCTTACGTTTCAGGACCACCTTTTCGCCATATTTAATGGGCTCTTCGACGATAATGCCTTCTTTGGCAACCAGGCTGTCCGCCTGGACCGCGCGCTGGTAGTTCACGCAGCCCATTTCCAGCATCATCGCGTCCGGCCGGTGGTCCTGCTGCATGTCGGTAAGTTCCGCGGACCAGAATTTCCACGCTGCGCGCGCTATGCCTTTAAGACGTGTTGGGCACGGAGGAAGTCCGCGCGTGGCTCGCACCTCAGAGGCGATCTGCGCTTCGAGTTTCCGCGCGCCGACTCTACGGGTGTCGCCGTCCCTCAATTTCTGAGCCGCCGTCTTCGGCTTTCTTCCCCGTTTCATGAAATCAATACGCTGATTTTCGTAGTTAGGTGGCGTGCGGTCTGGA